TGCAGCTCGGTGTCACGCAGGAGCTCGCGCTCCCAATCCGCGAGGTCGGGCAAGAGGTGGAAGGCGAGGCCGATCGCGTGGTTCGTCATACATACATCATACCACCCCAGCATACCCTGTCAATGATGGGTGCGCGGCGATATCGAGCCCCCTCAGACAAGATCGGACCGTGCGGAATGCCAGCATACCTCATCTCGAGATCTTGCCTCAGCGGCGCTCAGGAACAGATACACCCCTATACATACTACGTATCATCCCCACACCTTAAGATGCGCCGGCGCATACACACCGGTGCGCCCCGAGGGGCGCATGGTAAGCGGTGTATGTCAGACCTCGTCGAGTTCGATGTCGTCGAGCTCGTCGTCGGTCTCGTTCATGATCCCGTCGAGATCGGACTCCGAGGGCTCGTCGGCGTCGTCGGCGATCAGCGCCTCCTCGTTGGTGTACTCCTCGTCGAGTTCGGCGATGTCGGCCTCGGTGACCGCGCCCTTGGCGGCCTCGGCGGTCGCCGCCTCGACGGCGGCGGCGATGCGGGCGTTGGCCCGCTCGATCTTGGCGGCCTCCTGCGCGGCGGACCAGCTGGCCCAATTCTTCTTGACCTTCGCGAGCTGCGTCGCGGTCAGCTCGATGTTGTACCGGCCGCCCTTGCCGACCGACTCGATCCCCGAGAGATCGGAGCGCAGGAACTTGCGCAGCTCCTTCGGGTTCGGCGCGCCGATCGCCTCGGTGAGCGTCGCGGTCGTGTACGAAACCTTCGCCATGATGTTCCCCTTCGTTCGTCGGGGGGCGATTGCCCCCTTGCGATGAGATAATCATTGCACCCCCAGCGCCCCCTGTCAAGCTCCAAATCACCTCAAATCGGACGACTTTCGAAGATCTTTTGGGATTTTGCTTGGTAAAACTTCGGCGCGCAGCCTTGACAACGTTAGATCAGTATGGTATCGCGCGTGCGCGCCATATATAATCGCCCCGTATAAGCCCCCTAAGGCAAGATCGGTCTCGCCGGAATGCCAGCATGCCCCGTCATCTGATCATGCCTCAGAATTCCCGTGCGGAATTCCATTCTTTGTTATCCATTCGTTATGTAGCTCGTATTCGCTCGCCTTTGACCCCCGTTACGTGATTGATATGATCCATTTATGAGATCATATCAATCACGGGGCGCCATTTCTTACTCTCACGATTGGATAACGCCGCCAACCGATCACGTCTGGGATGTCCGTTTTGACGTGGTATGTCCCGGTACCGGAGATCGGAGAGATTTTTCCGGCGGAAAGTCCCCAAGAGTCTGATTTATATATCTATATATATCTATATATCTTTTTTCTGACCGCGCGCGCCTCGTTTCTTCCCACACCGCCGACGTGTGATGCCGCGAGCGCAGGTTAGACCGACCGTTTCGCCCTTCATTCCCTCCGTTGGTTCTCAGGATCTCAGGAGCGAAAATCTGGGGTTTAAACCGAGATTAACCATGGTTCTACCGTGTTCTCTCGAGAGTTTTCCGAAGGTAATGCCCGAGTAAAATAACCACGTGTCTGTTTATTGCTGCTCGGCTTTTTATTGTCAGTGTCGATTGATGTACACCTATTTGCATCATCTTCTATCAGGCATTTCGCACTTTCCATCAGCGTTTTGATCATGAAATCTCTGAGCGTGATCGGCGATTTTACTAGGTTTTTGCCAAAGATTATCTCAGGGTTTTACTCTCAATCCTACCCATTCCTCTCGGAGTGTTGACTCAACCCCAGTAGAGTGTATACGGAACCCCAGCTATTCCGTGAAAGGTCGCCACGTGACCGAACTCCAGCGAGTCGTGGATAGCTGTCGCACCTCTGATTCACCCCACGTGGATATATCGTCGCCTCAGTGTTCAATCGTGGTAGGGTATGATCCTCCCCGATCTATGAAAGCCTTCAGACACACTCCTAAGACTCGAGCATAGCGTCGACGATCAATCAGTCGCACCCATATATGCCCGAGCCTTAGAAGAGCGATTCGTCAATCCCTAGGTAGCACGATTATCAATCGCATCGATCGCGTCGACGATCGCTTGCCCGACGATCGCACCCTTAGGACCGTTGCCCCTGCCCCCTTCAACCCTTCCCTTCAGGGGCATCACCGCCATAAGCTCCCCAGTGCCCAGATCAACGCCCACGCCCAGAGCTGCAAGCTCTGCAGCCACATCACGAGCGATGGCACGAAGTCGCTTGTCCGCCCTCCCCTTGATCTCAGCAGCCTCCTCCATTCCCACCCCAGCGACGCGACCAGTGCTTCCCCGTGATGCGCCACGCGAACCGCGGCGAGCAGAGCCACCGCTACGGACAACGAGCTCCGCCATTCGGGCTTCAGAGCGATCAGTGACTCGAGTGCGACCCCCAGCTCCACCTCCCATATTCTTCGGATCAGCAGCCACGGCCACCTCTTCAGCACGGCTCTGTCCATCACCTCCCGCACCAAAACCAGCCCCTCCCTCACCTATCAGCGATAAATCCCACAACAGCTCGTAGGCCCTCACCAGCTGCGGCGGCAGCATGTAGAGCACCTCCACACCCACCCGGCTGTGAGCGACGCCGGCGGCGGCGCCTATCTCATGCAGCCGGGCCCTCACCATGGCGTCGACCTGCGACATCGGCACCATCTTCTGCCGGTCATCCTTACTCGCCATCATCACTCTTCCTGTGTCGGCCAGCCTCACGTCGCTCCGATATAGCCCGAGCTATGATGACGTTGGAGGTGTGGGGTGGAAATGTGTGGAGCGCCCACATCCACTCCTCGTCGGTCAGCGTAGCGACGATCCCATCAGCGGCCCGCTCACGTTCGATCATGGCCAGTGTGCGGGCCTTGATCAGCCTCAGCAACTCCACCCTCGGCGTGTCGTCGTTCACGGTCGTGTCAGACCACAGCACGTGGATAGCCTCGCGGTCGGCTATCGCCCTGTGTTCGTCGGACAGACCGAGCCGCCAGCGCAGATAGTCCGTGCTGGCGGCCCACTCCTTGGTGCCTGTGTTCACTACTAGCTCAACCTCAGATCATCCCAGTCGGTGATGTAGTTCAGATCCAGCGTGTGGTCAGGGTCGAGCATGTCCCACAGCTCGGTGGTGTCGATGCCGAACGGACCCGGTGTCAGATCGCCGGCGGCGTCGACGACCTTCTTCAACATCGGAGCGATATACTCCGTGATGAGCTGAGAGACTACGGCGTCAACCTCTCGACCCTCGCCCTGTCGCAGCTCCTCGGTGAACATCTCCGAGAGAGCCTGCATCATGCTCCGATCAGACATCAGAGCTCCACCCAGTCGACGACCGGCTCGTGCAGATACCAGTCCTCGAACTTGGGCGAGACCGGCGATCCGGTGGCCACCCCGGCGATGGCGTCAGCGACTCCAGCCTCATAGGCGGCCTTGACCATCGCCTGCAGGTCGTCGACCACCCGGCGAGCAGAGATCCTGAGGTTCTCCTGAGTGACCGAGGGCAGCTTCTTGTATCCCTCAGCCTCACCACTCATGACCTCGTCCACACCAGCCCGAGAGACTGCCCCGAAGCCGGCCCTCCCGTCCATGGCGGCGCCCAGCAGCGTCTTCTTGACGGTGGCCATCATCTTGGCCCGCCGGGAGTTGAACCGGCCCTTCACGACCCCCCGAGCGCTGTTCTTCAGCGCGGTGGTCTCGGCAGGCACACCGAGTCCGAGCTCGAGTCCATCATGATCTCGCCTCTGATCCATCCCATCCTCCTCATCCACTTGTACAATGTCCTGAACCATCCGAGACTGACCTGCAGTCCCACGACCCAGACTCCTCGTATCTCAGCCGGGCCCTCGGTCCACATCGTCCAGCCTGCGGCGATCACTGTGCCCATGGCCAGCCCAGTGATCAGGCATCCCACCCAGAGGCCCAGATACATACCCACCCATCGGGCCAGCCTGCTCATTCCTCTCTCACTCTCTCGTGTCGGTGGCTTCCTCGTTGTTGAGCCTCGAGATCTCCTCGAGACATCCCAGGCAGGTGACGTGGCGGTGATTGTAGGTCGACTTGAGCTTCGACCTCATCATCCCCTTGGCCGGCTCGTTCAGCCCGCACCCGATGATCTTGGTGCCGCCGGAGCCTCCCTTGTTGCGGTCAACGACCTCCTTGATCCAGTGGATGTCGCCGGCGACCTTATCCGCCCGCACTATCACCGGGGTGAGCGACTGGTGTCGCTCGGGCACCCGCTCGTAGTTGCTGCCCATATGTCAGACTCCCGCCCCATCCTTGTAGTCCTTGATCCCCAGACTGTCGTCCGGAGTGTCACTGAGTGAGGCCTGACCTCCCCACACCCGGGCTGTCGAGGTGACCCGGGAGATTCTCCCCTTGATCTCGACGGTGGTCGAGTGCGTGGCGATCGTTCGCCCCACTTCAAGCATCATAGCCTCTCTCACCTCCCTCGTCAATAGCCGGCCCTCGTTCTGCGCCAGCATGTGATCTACCTCGCGAAAGATGGCGATGCCGTCGACCAGCGGGGCGATGATCTCCCACAGGGGGGTGTGAGCCTTCATCATGTCGTCGCTGGCGTCAGAGGTCCAGCCGTTCATGATCATCTCGGCGATGTCGACCCAGTGGTTGGAGTCGGGGTTCAGGAGCTCCTTCAACCGTGAGGCGAGGTGGGTGGTGATGAGCAGCTTTCTCTCTTCGGGTGTCATGTCAGCATGTTCCTCTCTCGTTGTTTAACACCCATCTCCTTCATCAGGAAATAGATGTCGGCGATAACGGCCCAACAGTCCTGGCAGTCGACATCGCCCACTCGGTTGTAGCCGCCGCCGAGGGCTACCAGCGAGTCGCCCGACTCCATGCGTCGATACTTACCATCTCCACAGATGGGGCCGTACTGGCTGTCCGGGCCGGGCGTTAGGTGTTTCACCCTCGCCCCGCCTCGTAGTTGTTGGTGAAGTTGGGCCGAGCCCGTCGCATATAGAACCGGCCGGTCTTACTCTGAGCGACGAAGCGGCTGAGCGGGATACGCTCACCGGGCACGTAGGTCCAGGGCATCTTGGCGAGCCGGCGGTTGAAGCAGTAGAGACAGACGGTGTCCTTGTCGTGCTCCTTGTGCATATCCATCAGACTCATGCGCATGCCCCGCATGATCTGAGCACGAAGCTCAGCTTCCTGCATGTCGCCGTTGATCATCTTATCCTCCTTCTACCTGAGACCCGGTGCAGAGAGTTACCTCCACACCGGGCGATCGGCGGTCGGGGCGATCAGCCTTCGCCCCATGGGATGGTGAGGCCTCGGTGGGCGAGTACATTGACCGGTTCACCCATGCCCAGAGCTCGGAGCTTCCTGGCGATCTCGGGTGGCATGTTGCGTCGGTTCTTGTTCATCCACTCGATGAGAGCCTTGCAGGCGGTGCAGGTCAGCTCGTTGTGGTCGAGGCTGAGTTCCTCGGGAGTCAGGTCGGCGAAGGGCACGAGCTGACAGATGACCTCCCGCTCCTGGTAGGATGGGTAGTGTACGTGGCCGAGTTCGGGGGTTTCCTTGGGTGGCATTGTTGATCACCTCCTTTCCTTGTTAGTATATCAGATCCCGACTTCTCGCGCAATGAGCTAGTATCCTACCCCTTACTTTGTCACTCAATGGAGCCTGACTACGATGTTATATTATGACCCCGCTGAAGCGAAGCGGGAAGCGGGGGCATAGTATAGTATCCGTGGACCAAGGGGCCAGGGACTGACCTGCCCTGATCGTTGATCGGGCCGCTTATCATCGGCCGATTTTTTTACCGAAGGTAAAATGCGCGCGCGAGGAGATAATGAGGGGGTATGATTCCTCGCGTGCGCCCGCGGACTTTTTCATTCCTGAAACAGGGCCCACTCGCGGCCTTCTTTGACCACGAGGCCGTAGGTGTGGGCTCGCTGGAGGGCGGAGTGGGCGTTGGAGGGGGCCATGTTGGCCTCGCGGGCGATGTCAGCGCAGCGGTGTGGACCGGGGCCCAGACGGCGAAGGGCGTTGACGACCTTGGGCTTTCGGGCGTGGGTCCATTGTTTGGGGGTGTTATCGATGACGGTGGTGCGAGCCTTCGGCTGTGTGACCTCCTCTACTCTGGGGTCGTGTATCTGGGCGCCCACGTCGAGGGTGTGACGGGGCGACCAGGTGCGCTGGGTGGGGTCGGTGACGAACTCCCAGCGGTTGCTGGGGGCTGTCTTCGACTCTAGCTCCATGGCGAAACCGTGTTCGCGGGCGGTGAGATAGAGTGAGTCCTCCGCCCAGGCGTGAAGCGCCTGAGAGCCGAGCAGGCGGGTGCCGCCGCGTACCTCGCCCTCGGGCTTGCCCTTGTTGAAGTGGTGGACGAGCATGATCGTGGTGTCCTCGCGCTTGGCGATACGCGTGAGGGGGTCGAGGATGGTGTTCATCATCTCGCCCATGTGGTTGATGTCTGCGCCGCCCATGCCGCGCATGAGGGTGTCTATCAGCACCAGGGCGAACTTCGACTTGCTGCCGTCGCTGTGGGTGACCCCCTCGCGTATGCGCTGATGTATCATGGCGATGCAGTCGGGGTCGCTCAGGTTCACCCGCTGGTTGTGCACCAGCGTCAGCGGTATGCCCATGGTGTGGGAGGCTTTCGGCGCCCAGTCGAGACCACCTGAGCTGTTGCGCACGAGGCCCACACCGTCGAACTTAGTCTTCGACTCCCAGATCTGCCTCATACGAGCGCTGAAGAGATACTGACCGTCCTCGAGTACGAAGTACAGCACGGGGCCTGCGCTCATCACCGAGAACTTGTCGAGGAAGGGTGCGTTGTAGCCTCGGCTCGTGGCGGCGATGGACATGGCGAGATCCAGTGCCACCCAGCTCTTGCGAGCCTTCGGCTCGCCGCCGATGAATCCCACACTGCCGCGAACCAGCATGTCCTTCACGAGCCACTTCGGCGCTTTCGCAGTTCGGATGAACTCGTCGGCGGTCATGCCAGCGTAGCTCACCTCCTCGCGCAGTGACTTCTTGCGCTTCTTCCAGGCCGAGGTCGCCTGGTTGCCCAGGTCCTCGATCTCGGTCGGCCGCCCCTTGAACTTATTCCATCGTGTGGGACGAATGACCGCGACTATCTCTGCGACGGTGCAGCCCACGTCTGCCAGGCATCGCATGAAGTAGAACATCGGACGGCTACGATCTTCGCCGTCTTCAGGCCCCTTCTCCATACGCGCAAGCGCTGCGGGCGGCATATCATGCCTCACCCGATTCAGAACCCGCTCAGCTTCGATGCTATCGACCTGGTCGAACAGCTCAGCGTCGATCGGCACCTCTTCCGAGAGGTTAGGAATCTCAGGCAGAGCGTTGAAATCCTCGGCCTGGTAGTAGGGGCCGGGCTTCTTATCCCCCCACAGCAGGCGGCCTTTCGGAAACTCCCCGTCGACCTCATACTGTGATTTGTGGTTGACCCACCCCGGCAACCTGAGCAGCTGGGTGGTGTCCCACCCACTGGGGTCGGCGTCGACCAGGTAGGTCATGCGATGGTTGTCCGCCCCCTTACGAGAGGCGCCGTAGAGATCCTCAGCCTCAGGATCCTCGAGCAACCACAGCGCCTGATATCTGCCCGGCGAAGTCTCCCACGCTACGGTCGGCCTCCACTGAGGGTCGATCTGCCGAGGGTCAGCCTCGTCGAGATCCGCCCACAGGCAGTACTCTTCCTGCGCGTAGGGCACCCGGCGCTGATCCTCGCTGAAGAGCATCGGACACCAGTAGAGGTCGTGATCCTCGTGAGCCACCATGTGGTCGAGGACCTCAAGGCGATCGGTCGGCCAGTAGAACGACTTGGTGTGGAACGTGCGGTTGCTGCCTTCCACCCAGGGAAAGAAGCAATAACCTTCGTTGTCATCCGACCCCCATGCCTGCGATATAATCGCCAGTATGCGGTCGGCTTCGTTAATCATCATGTTAGCGATAATATCATCATCATGAACGGGGATTCAATACCGGCGCCAACTGAGAAGCCGATCATCCAGGATAGTTGACCAACCGCGCGGCGAAGCGATATACTGGTAGCACGCAATCGATTGAAGGGGCGCACATGGCAGACTTTGAGCCCAAGACCTGGGTGGTGGCGAGGGACACACCGACACTGCTCGGTGTTGGACGGGTCATAGACACGCCATCGTACTCCTCGCCCCGCCTGACCTGGGCTGAGTTCGGGCCGCGAGGCAGCAAGACCACTTCGGCCTTCGAGCCTGGTGAGCTGATGCCGTACGGTGAGTGGATCGCCACTCATAACCACCAGACGCCTCGAGTCGGGATCATCTACGACAAGGTCGTGATGCCCGACACCGATATGCCGTGCACCCACATCGACATCCCAGGCCCGAGACAGCCCCATATGGCCGTCTCGCTCGATCGATTGCGCGAGATGATCGACCAGGAAGAGTTCACTGAAACGCACAGAATTGGGAGGTCTAGGCATGAACAAGCGACAGATGATCAAGGCTGCGCAAGAGCTTAAGGAGACGTTCAACCCCCTGACCGACCCGGCGAGTCAGGGCGACGACGTCATGCTGACCGTCGAGATGGCGGCCAAGATCGTGGCAGTCGCCGAGCGGTACCTGCTCGTCCAGTCGATCATCGACAACAACACCCGGCGCAAGCCCAAGAAGTCGACTGCCCACTTCGCCGGCACCGCCAACTGCGGTCCGGACTGCTGCGAAGCCCGCTGAGAGAGTTACATGATTCCGCTGCCCGAGCTCCTCAAGAACGACAAGACGTACGCCAAGTTCTTCCGCACAGTACCGCCGTTGTACCCGATACAGGTTGAGAAGGGCCGCGAACCCTGGCGGCTGTGGGTCAAGATGACCCCTGATGGTCCTTGGAGGAAGAAGAATGTCGGTCTCTACTCCGCCGCGGTGGGATACGTTCTCGATCGGATCGACGACGTATACGACGCGGCTGTCCAGTCACGGTCTCGATCGTATGGCCCGCCTGATCGTCTCATCCGCCTTACGCAGGGAGGAAAGCCGATTCCGGGGCCAGAAGGTGTGCGCCGCACTACCTGGCGACCCGCCCCAGAGCTCATACGGGAGTACGGCCCACACGACTGGTGCTACCAGTGCCGCCGGCCGACCGAGTTCGGGTACTACGCAGACCATCCCGCTTTTCGGGGCACTCTCCTTGAAGGCTTTGCTTCGAACGCTGTTCGTCGTTGCGCTCTGTGCGGCATCAGCCACACTTTCATTCGTTCTTCCCGCTGAGATAAGGGGCAACCATGTCCGCAGAGGTATCGTCCGACGTGCAGTGCGACGACTCGCCTACGGGGTTGCACGAGTGGATGGCTATATCCATACAGCACGGCGTCATAGTCGGTGTGGACAGCACGGGCGCCCCCGTTTTCATCCCGGACGACACTGCGGAATACGGGCTCGATTCCCCGTCCTTGGCCGTGCCGGCTTATGGGTGCGCACACTGCAGCGCGCCCTGGGCAGCCTGATCGATCACCAGCTCGCCTTGACAAGGCAGCGCTGGGATAGTATACTGCTTAGCGAACTGCCCCCCATTTTTGGAGACGATGATGACGCACCCCTCCATACCCCTCGAGAAGACGCCGACCTTCGCGTCGATGCTCACCGACCCCAGGTTCGCGGAGATCGCTCGGGAGCTCTTGGACAACCCTCGCCCGCCGGCCGGCGACCCGTACAATGGGTCCTCTCACTCGGTCTACCTGCGACGTCACACGGGGCTGGACAACTGCCCCATCTGCCAGCCGATTTCACTCAGCTTCGAGCTGACCAACCCGCGCCCCCCGCGCGACGACCGGCACCTGGCTATCTGCGCCGTGCCGGCGACCGACCCCTCCCGCCTCGAGCCGGTGAAGACACACAACAAGAAGCCGGGTACCCCCCGCCGCCGTTCAACGAAGGTGTCCCGCTGACATGGCGCCCACCGGTACCCTTCGAGGCATCATCATCCCGGCGAACCCCGGCGACACGCTGATCGAGATCACGATCGACGGCGGCTACAGCGCCTGGCTGGAACGCATGGCGGATCGCATCGCCTACGGAGACATGATCGAGATGGTCCACTCCACTAAGCTGTGCGAGTTGTTGCGCAAGCCGTGGTACAACCACATTCTCTCGATGGTGGTCCACGAAGACGGGCATAAGGTAGGGTTGGCCGTCAACCCCCGGGCCACCATCTTCTACCCTCACTACCCGGGCATCGCCGGCGACGCCATGATCATCGGCGAGGACCGCAGTGACCCCTACGAGGGCGCTTGGCCAGAGACGCTGCCCGACTATATCACAGTCGGTCGGCTCAACGAATACATCCACCACAACTCCCGCTAGGATATCACGCAGTTGAGCCTCTTTCTTAAGGGGATCGTCGAGTTCGGCCTCTCTCTCGGGGTCGGACTCGGCGTTCCTGTCGGCCTCTTCATCTACCTCGGCATGGTCACTGAGCAGTGGCTTGAGAACCGCAAAGCTCTCCGCATACGGAAGAACTCCACCCGCCGCCCCCCATCCATCTCGGGCAACACTGAGCCGATACCCATGGTTATCCCCGACGGTGTGGAGCACGAGCTGTGACCGTCAACATCCCCCGACCCACACTTGAGGCTCAGCCTTTCAAGTCCCTAGTAGTCAACGCGCTTGAGCCTCTCACTGGCATGCAGTGCGCCCAATGCGGCGAGCCCATCGTCGCCTGTGGATTCGACTGCGCCTTCCACGGCTACCTGCATAGCGAAGGGCCTCGCCGCGGCAGCCATAAATGTGGCGATATCAACGGCGACCGGACCGTAGTCAACGCATCTCTCCTGCCTTGACAAACCTTAATTGCCTGGTGATATATTGGTAAACGACGCATCAAATCACACAGGCAACAGGAGGCATGATGGGCACGTCCCTCTCGACGGGTGAGATAGCCGCATCCTTCGGCACCACCGCTCGTATTCTTCGAAAGTTCTTGCGATCGCCGCAGTCTCCATTCGAAGCAGTCGGTCAGGGGGCCCGGTACAACATCGGGACCGAAGACCTCGACGACCTCAAGGTGAAGTTCGAGGCCTGGGCCACTCGGCCCGGGTCTCGCTCCACTTCGACGGCGACGGATGAAGAACCCTCGAAGGCGGCTAAGCGATCGAAGGCGGTGCCCCAGCGACGCAACCCGCTCGACGAGGACGACCTCCAGACCCGACTCAGCGGCTCCATTTTGGATCGCCGGCGAGCTCATGGCATGACCTGCAACTTCAGCTGGAAGCATTCGAAGGTGGCGGGCCTCGACATAAGCTGCAAGCACGACACCCACAACGGTACTAGGTTCTGCATCATGCACCAGCAGATCACCTTCTGCGGCGATCTCGACACTCCCCAGCCGGGCTACTGCGGTCCGGGCCCATACCCCAAGCCCTTCTGCAAGTGGCACAACGGGGAGATAAGCGAGGAGGAACTCGAAGCTCATCTCGCCCTACCGGTCGAGCAGTGGGATAAGTGACCCCATAAACTTCCCTCTTCGTTCAGAGGGACAGAGCTGAGCGACTGCCGCTTCCCCTAGGCCGGGTTAAACCATATCCTCGTACCGCCCGGCGCCGGCAGTCGCTCAGTGGTGTGTGGGGAGGTTGACAAACCCGCACATCGTTGGTATACTGGGGCTATGCAGAATTACACCAAGCGAAAGCTCATGGAGCTGCTCGAGAAGCTGCCCGAGGATGCGATGATCGCCTTCGTGGCTGCGCACGACATGGAGTCGGGCGACATATTCATCCCCCTGGGTGAGTACGACCCCGACCACCCGAGCTCCGACTGCTTCTACATCGCGGCGGGTGACCCGGACGAAGCCGAGCTCGGCGAAGTCAGTGCCACTCCGATCCCGGACTACGATGACGGCATGAGCAACTTCATGCCCGACCGGGAGGAGCCGTGACTGAGAACGCCGAGAATGCCGCGCAGGCCGCGCTGAGGCTGGACAGGATGATCGACAACACCGTCGATGACCAGGGCACTATTAACGCCCAGGACATCATGGACATCGAGACGATCATCTACCGCCTGAGGATGCTCGAGTCCGCCCTTCAGTTCGGCATCGTCACCATCGGAGGAGGTTCGCCGGGCATCAACATCCCTCCCGGCGAGTACACGCTCGTACCAGTGGTCAGGAGTTAGCGTGAGACTCTGGCTCGGACTCGGGGAACGACTTGGACCCTTCTGGGCCGGAGTCACTCTCCTCTCCACACGCAGGCACAGCAGCATCGAAGACTGGCCCGACCCCCGAGTGCCAGCGAAGATCAACCCCTGGGCCATGACCTGCGCTGGGGTATTCGTGTTGATCGGGGTGGCTGTAGCCACTACCCTCTTCGTAGCTTTTCTTGTCCTTCTGCTCTAAGCTATTGACACCTTGGCGCAGAGATGGCATCATCTAATCATCGCACCCGACGAACGACCCCTTCGGTACATCGGCTGCGATTGCTCCCTTACCTTCTCCCCCCCGAGGCGAGGGAGTACAATGCGGGATAGAGCAGCTAGGTAGCTCGCCAGACCCATACTCTGGAGGTCGCAGGTTCAAATCCTGCTCCCGCTACAAGGAACTCCTATCGGCGATGAGCTTGGTCCCACCACCTTACTCATCCACGGAACCGGTAGGAGTTCCGTTCCATGTTACCCCTAGGGCCATCAGGACGCTGACATATGGGAAAGCCGGCAGGCGAGCGGTTCGAATCCGCGAGGCCCACTACCATCAGGAGCCTGATGAGCGAGATCTAACCTTGCGTCTACACTACCAGGCCATTTGACGGACCTGTACCTGGCCCCTATAGTTATCTTATCGCCCCTACGCAGGGGGCCGAACTAGGAGGGGCGCCATGAACGGTACCTCTGCCGGCATAATATCGCCTGCCAACGGCGCGAAGGTCGTGAGGAGCCCGTTGGCAGGGACGACCACCACTCTCACGACGGCCCCATAGGGGTTACTGCCACCTCCCCGTACGGTCTGCAGCAACTTCATGAGGGTGACACCATGAGCGCCAAGGACTACGTTCCTCCGCCGGGTTACCGGCCCCCGTTTCCCCCGCACGCCCCGGCTCCTGACGACAGCGATTGTCCCCACGACAAGGAAGTCGTCCTAGCCGGTCGACGCATCTGCCAGGCTGGCTGTAGCAGGGACCTCGGTCCCGCCTAGCCCCTCTATCCTCGGTGGTACTCCCCCTCGGCCGCCGATGAACACTGCCTCCCGCTCCTCGCGCCCCGCCCCGGGCGGGAGGCAGTAGGCCGGATGAGCACCGGAAGCCCGGCCCCAGAAGACCCTCCCACTCTGCTCAGGGAGGGTCTTTTGGCGTGGTCGTGCCATTAGCCGCCTTGACAAACCCACACCCGGCCCATATACTTTACTCATCGCCCCCCGTCGGGGGGCACGACACCTAGGGGATGGTATGAGCACGAAGCTGACCACCAAGCTGATGGGGCTCCACAAGTACCTGGCGCCGAGCGCCGGCGACATACAGTCCGGCCGCTGCCAGCCCTACCCCTTCGAGCAGTTCCAGCGCGAGTGGGCCGAGCTCAGCCCCCACGCCAAGAACCAGCTCACCACCGGCATCAACTCGCTGGCCTTCACCTACTGACCCACATTCCAGGAGCCCCTGCCTACTCTTCCCAGGCAGGGGCTCTTTGGCGTGTCGCATCGATCAAAGCTCCTAGTGTCTTCTCTAAGCGAAGGGCATATAGCGCGCGACTCATTTATCGCACCGCTATATGCCCAAGCTTCAGGAATGCTTCCCAGCAATCCCTAGGCCTTCTTTTTGTGCGATGCGCGCATCGATGCGCGCATGCCCTCGACGGCCGAGACGGCTTCATCGACCGTGCAGACCACGACGCACACACCGCCAGCCTTGCGGATCTGGTCGTGCATATGGGCCTGCTTCGCAGACACGTTGTCTATCGTCTGAGGTGTCTTGACCTCCAGACCGAGAAATGCCCCGTCCACGCAAGCGATCAGATCAGGCAGGCCTGCCGGCATGAGCGCGCTACCATGCACCTTGAAGACGAACACCCCCAGCTTACGCAGCTCCTTTTGTATGTTGGCCTGTATTCGCCCCTCGGGTGTGGAACCCATATTCTCACCGTCTCTTCTTGGCCTTCATCTATTCAAACAACAGTAAGACCGCCGGCTGACGCACCCCAGGCAAAGGAGTACCGGCGGTCTTACCGGAGAACTAGCACCACCCACAGGCGCTTTATCTCTGCTGCCAAGTCATTATCTCATCGAGATCAACGGCTTGTCAACATGTCCTACAGGTCGTCCAGGTCCAGGTCCTCAAGGTCGTCGTCGGTGACCGTGCGCTGAGCCGACGGCTTCTTCTTGGAGGCTGCCTTCTTGGCCGGCCGCTTCGGAGGCTCGGGCTCTTCCTCCTCGTCCTCCGGCTCCTCCTCGTCCTCCTCCGGCTCGGGCTCGGGCTGACGCTTGGCAGACCGCTTCTTGGCCGGCGGCGGAGTGGGCTCCTCGTCCTCCTCTTCCTCCTCGTCGTCGTCCTCAGTGGTCTCGTCCTCCGGCTCCTCCTCGTCTTCGTCCTCGTCGTCGTCGACCTCCTGGCCGCTGGTCACCTCGGAGGCGGGGATGGTGTACTGCACCTCGGACTGCAGCCGGCCGTTGTACTCGGTGTCCTGCAGCGTCACGCCGATGGTGCGGCCGACGATCTTGTTGGGGTCGAGGGCGACCCGCTTCTTGGGTATGACAGTGCCGGCGGCCGCGAAGAGCTGGCGCAGCTTCCACAGCGAGTTCTCTTCGAGCTTGCAGTAGACCGGGTAGGTGCCGACCTGGCTGACGCCCTTGGTCGTGACCTTGACTTCGATCGTGTACAGGTACATCGGCGTCTTGTCCTTGGCGACGACGTCCTGGACGTCCTTGATCCTCGCCAGGTAGTCGCCCTCACGGAGGCGCAGCTTGTTGAACTGACCGCCCCCGTCCTTCACGTTCGTGAAGTCGACTGTCTGCTTCTTGGCAGGCATGTGCTTAACTCCTTCGGTGTGGATGTGCGAGTATCATGCTATCGCACTAGATTACTGAGATCTGACTTTCCCCGTGACCGTGCCAGTCGCCAGAAGCCGTTCGAGCTTCGGGATCGTGGGGTTCTTGAGGTAGTCGGGCAGCTCGTACTCCGAGCGCCCACCCGTGTCGTACAGCGGGTGCTCGCCGAGCCACAGTCGCCGCTGCTTCTTGACGACCCCATTGACCTCGACTTGGACGACGTAGATGCGTCCGATGACGTCGACGAGCGAGTTGACGCAGCTGCGTGACCCCTTGGGCAGGTCGGCCACGAAACCCATAGGTGCCTCTGCGACATCCTCGTCGGCCTCTGCACCGTCTTGCTCGAGCGGTCGCTCCTGAGCGGTGTATATCACGCCCATGTCACGGAGCTGGTGGAAGTTGGTCATCATGGTCTTCATGACCTTGCCAGCCTGGCCCCAGTCCTTCTGGGCCACCATCCCCGGCTGGGCGTCGAGGGAGCGCTCCTCACGTACCCGCATCGTAAAGTCGAGCGCCATGTCGTTCAGCTTGGTGAGGCCGTCGACTACCACCCATCGGTAAGGATGGTTGCCGGTTCGCAGGTAGTTGTAGACCTCGTTCAGGTCCTCCCAGCGGCGGACTTCCCAGGTGTCGGGATCCTGCCCCGTCATCCAGTCGGTGCCCTGCTCCGGGTCTATGACCAGCACGTCGGGCGCGGTGGCCGCCAGTGTGGACTTACCCTTCTTGTTGCGCCCGTAGATCAGGACGCGAGGGAGCCGCTTCTTCTGGGAGGGCTTCATTATTCGTTTCGCGGCTATCGCCGCGTAGTCCTTGTCCGGCATCTAGGATCGGGTCCCTTCGCGCTCGTCCTGGTAGTAGTACATCGGGTCTTTCTCGATATAGCCGTTGGTACGAACGGTTCGAGGGTTGCCGCCCATCAGCTCCACAGTACAGAGATCGCCGTAGCTGCAGGTGTACTCGCAGCTGCGATCCACGACGCGCTCGATCGAGTCTTCGTGAGCAAACGGGTACCGTTGGATGCGCTGCACCGTGTGGTAATACTCCTTGGCCACCTTCTGCAGCATCACATGGTCTTTGTCAAGCGACTCACGTCTGAAGAAGGGGGAGGTTTGGATCTCGCCGGGCTTGTACTTCTGCTTCTTGAGGTATGTCAGTTTGGCCTTGATCTGTTCAAGGTCGACCGGCCTCCGCTGCAGCTGACCCGAGCGCATTAGCGCCTCCACACCTCGCCGCATCGTGAGGTAGTCGGTCTCGCCCATGACCTTCGAGAGGCGGGTGCCGTCCTTAAGAGCCTTTGGCTTCGACGGCGGCACGGTGCGGATGTAGTTCCATTTGAAACCACAGATGCCCAGGTTCTTCTTCAACGCAGCCCACAGGTAGAGGGCAGATTGGCCGTCGAGCAGCCGGAAGGTGAGATCGGGCATCTTCTTATGGGTCTTGTGGTCCCAGATCCAGAGACCGAACTGGTCCTCCATGAGGGCGTCGACCCGGCCACGATAGAGCACCCCGTTGGGCAGTTCGGCCTCTATGGTGTACTCAGTGGCGATGCAGGTGACTGGGTCGTCCTCGTAGTACCAGAGGTAGGACTCCATGAGGTCGGCCAGCTCTGTGGGAAGATCGCCGTAGTAGTCCTTCTCCTCGTCGAAGATCTGGTTGAACTTCGCCGACCGCCGCTCGTGTTCGGCCTTCCAGTCACGCCCCGAGTGATGCTCTTCGAGAAGGGCGTGCATCCAGGTGCCTCGTTCGAGCGGCTTCGAGAGGCGCTTCGGAGCGAGTCGCTGCAGGTACTTGTAGTCGTACTGCTTGGGGCAACGACGGAAGACCTTCAGTGAGGAGTGAGTGACCACCTCCTTACCAATAGCCGGGTCGACGTAGAGATTACTCATCTTTCTCCTCTACTACCACGTTTTGAAGAGCGACAGAGCCGGTCTCACCCATATACAGGCCCACCGCTGCGTCAAGCACCTGGTAAGAGATGCCCTCGGAGTTGATCCGTTGTCCCTTGTTGAGGATAGGCAACTGACCCTGCCAGATGATCTTACCCTCTCGGTTCATGACCTGTGTGGCTAGCATCTGCTCATCCTCCCTTCGTTGTCGTCGTAATCTCTAGTATATCATGGCCGTCAACTGCTAGGCAACCAACCCCATCTTGTCGAGGGTCGTGAAGTTGTAGATCTGGTCTTCGGTGAGCTCCTTCGAGTCGCCCCAGTGCCGCCCGACCTTGACGTCGGCGATGATCGGGATGTCCATCTCAAGGCCGAAGAGTCGGTGCATGTTGTCCATATCCTGCATGGACTCCTTCAGCAGAACCATCGCTTCGCCGGCGATCTCATCATCTGCCTCGATGTTGATCGCGTCGTGCACGAGCCCGAGCACTGCGACTCGGTCTTGAAGATCTCTCTCCTCGAGCCGCTGGTTGAAGAGATTCATGCCGGCGAGTGCCATATCGGAGGCGAGCCCCTGCACAGGCGAGTTGATCGCCTGTCGCTCAGCCTCTGCACGAACCCCCGCCTCAGGCGAGTAGATGTCGGGCAGGTGTCGGATTCGCCCGATGGGCGACTGCACCCGGCCGTTGGCGGCGACCAATCGGCGCTGACGGTTGTGCCAAGATTCGAGATCAGGATAGAGATCGAAGTACGCCTTACGGTATTGCTGAGCCTCGTACTCAGTGAACTTGACCCCATAGTTGTTGAACGCGGTGATGATGAACTTTCGCCAGCCCATCCCATAGAGGAAGCCGAAGTTCACTGGCTTGGCCTTCTTGCGTTCTTCCTTCGTGACGTGCTTCTCGCTCTTGCCCGTCATGCGCATGGCGGTGACCATGTGAATGTCTGCGCCCTGGCGGTAGAGCGACATCATCATGCGCTCACGGGCTATGAACGCAGCGACCCTAAGCTCGATCTGAGAGAAGTCAGCTTCGATCCATGTTCTGCCAGGAGTCGCTCCGAAGAGACCACGAATAAACGGGTCTCTTGGTACCTGCTGGAGATTGAGTCCGCGCAGCGCAGAAGTTCTGCCACTGAGCTTTGAAGCATCTTCCTTACCGCTACTAAGCCGCCCGGTGACAGTGCCGGCCAACTTGAACGAGGTGTGGACATGGTGGGTGTCATCATAGAGCGTCGAATACGGGCCGAAGAACGACGACATGGCCTTCTGCCATTCGATGCGAGCCAGCATACTCGGCACGACAGGGTGTGGATTTGGCACGTCGTTGAGTAGGAGTAGAACTCCCTCAGCCATGCTTGGATCGCCGGGCCGGCCATCAGGTTTCTCTTTACCTCGAGCCAGTACAGGTAGCCCGAGATGTTCGAAGAGGAGCCACTTGGAGAAGATTGAAGCGTTGAGATTAACCTCCACCTTCTTGCCAGCTTTGTTCCTCGGCCACGTTTCGATGTCGGCGTCGGGAATGTGCAGCCTGACCTGGCTCTCGATCTCGTCGAGCTTAGCCTGGGCGATCGGGGTGCGTTCGCGTAGCCTCTCGACGTCAATCCAGACACCATGACCCTCCGCGGTCGTGAGATTGTTGCTCGCCGGCATCATCAACTTCATGAAGATACGCAGCAGGCGAGGCTGGGCGATCAGCTCTTCGCGGAGCTGGAGATAGATCAAGTAGCCGTAGTAAGTGTCGAGGAAGTTGTACTCGAGCACCTCATCTATCGCCATCTCCAAGAGGTTCTTCGTGTCGACGCCCCATGGTGCGACGCCAAGACGCATCTGCCCCTGGGGCTTGAGGCCTTTCTGCACATTCTCATCGAGTAGATGCACAGCAAGCATGGTGTCGAATGATAGTTCAAGTTTGACCCCGGTGAATCTTCGGAGCCACCTGCAGTCGAACTTACCGTTGTGAGCGATGCGAATCTTGATCTTCGCCATGATGGGTACGATATGGCGGAGCACGGATCGCCAGGTAGTACGCCAGGGTGACTCAGGGTGGAAGAGTGGCAGTTTGAATCCGAGCAGCTCGCCGTCGACCATATAGGTTCCACACATCGAGATGATGCGCGCGCTCGGGTCGAACTCTTGCAGTGGGACGATGTTGGTCTCGATGTCGAAGTAGATCAGTGAGGCCTTCTTGAGTCGGCCCATGAGCTGTGAGAGATCACGCTTCGACTCGATCACCTTGGCGGGGATGATCTCGACCTGATCTGCCTGCTGCCCACTCACAAGTGTGGAGAAGAACTTCAGATCGGCCTGGTAGCTGGGCCGGTTCTGAGGTCGAGCGAGCACCGCTGAGGGGGATATCGTCGGAAAGACTATGTATCCGTCCTTCTCAACAGGGCGGCCTCGATACTTGGTGATGCCGCTGTGACCCGTTGTCGACAGTAGCGCCTCGTTGCCCAGTGAGAGGATGTACTTGGGCTTGACCTGAGCTATCTCGGCTTCAAGATACTGTCGGCAGGCCTTCACATCCGAGTTACTCGCGTTGGCGTCGAAGTTCCGGCACTTCAGCGCGGTTGACCACCAGACCCGCCTCAGGTCCACCCCAGCCTGCGCGAGGTCTTCCTCGAGCGCATCCTGATAGCGTTTGGAGTTTGGCATCTTCGACACCACCATGATGTCGGCCTGCTTCGGTCCGAAGCCCGGCTCGCAGACTTCGTCCATCCCGCGATGAAGCTTGCAGGCGGTGCAACTGGAATTGTAGATCATCTGCACCATTCGCACTTTCTATGTGTGTGGCTGTGTTTCTCTTGACCCTCGGGATGAGTGTGGGCGAAATAGCCCCCACACCTGGCGAGATGCTCGTGCCAGTTCGGTCCGAACTTCTCGCCAGGAAAGAGGCCTACCAACTTCTCTCGGTCGCCCGACCACTCATCAACACCGTAGCCCTTGTCAGGAGCTATGTCGGGCGCCTTAGTGCCACGATCTTTCATGTACCAAATTTTACCACACTCAGGCCGCCGGATCTAAGGAGGTCCTGCCCCTCGTGAGATCGGTAGGTCTCCAGGTACTGGACCTCCACTATGCCCGCATTGATAATGAGCTGAGCGCAGGCATAGCAAGGAGTCAGCGTGGAGAACAACCTCGCGCCGGCGAGTGCGATGCCGTTACGTGCAGCGAAGGCGATGGCGTTGGCTTCACCATGTACTGCGATCTTGCACGGCGTCTGAGTAGCGCAGGTCGTCGCGTGCAACTGGACTCGACGGTACGGAGCTTTATTCTCGCAGTTGCACCGGTGGTCGCAGTGGGGCATGCCCGACGGCGCGCCGTTGTAGCCGGTGCAGAGGATGCGATTGTCGGCCGAGGCGATCACTACTCCTACGTTGTTGCGGTCGCAGGTGGATCGTCGCGCCCAGACCTGGGCGCTGTGCATAAGCGTCTCCTCGATCGGGGGACGTTTGCGCGGGGGGAAATTATCGGTGACGGTCATCTCAAGCTCCTAAGCAAGCTCTCAGACTTCCTACGGCCGTACCCATCAGCGAATTGCTCGAGCGCATGCAAGTCGCCAGCGAAGCAGTGCATGGACATGGTGTGCATAGTCAGGTTGCCCATCATGACCTTGGGATTACTGACATCCAGGTTGAACTGGTGGTTGACCCACTGGGCGAGACGAATCGCCATGTAGACGTCGTCGCGGAAGTGTCGAACGAAGTCGACCGCCCGTATCAGATACGTGACGTGAAGCTGGTTGTCACGTATCATGAAGTGGTAGCCGAGAGTACATGGCACTCGCTGACCCTGAGTGGCACCCGTGTCCTCGGAGAACCATACGGGCAGATAAGCCTGACGGGTCTCGGGATCCTTGATCAACAAGTTAACCACGTCACGCAAGTCACCAAGCTGAAACCGGATACCTGCCTGGGGTCCAGCCGGGCACATTTCATCGGCTCGGGCTGTGCTGCAGTACCCAGAGATATCGTGGCCCGCGTGCCTGGGCCAGAATCGCTCGGGGTATGTGTGGGAAAATTGACCCCAGTGGTCCGTATGGCTACTGTGACCTGCCTGAGCATGGGGCCAATGAGCTGCGCTCGGAGGCGGATTCAGAGGCACACCTCCGACCCGCTCTTGGAAGTGGTCCTCCGCCCACGGCAGGTTAGGCTGGGTGTAACTGGCGGCGACGTCCTTGCGTGCCGGCATGTTCATCTCGAAGATGACGTTCTGGAGCTCGATCGGTACCATGTCAGGCTGGGTACGTATGTCCTGCCCCTGCCATCGTGTGGAACCCTCGACCCGCTGGCCCAACGCCAGCAGGCGCTGAGCGATGTCCTCATAGATCTGAGGAAAGCTGTGTGAACTGATGACGTGCACTATGCCCTCCTTCTCTTGATAGCGATACCTGCGTTCATCTGACTCCTCATCTGCAGCCGGTGACGGATCTCGATCAGCTGCAGAGTCTGTACCAGATAGGCCGCGTCCTTCATCGTGGGGTAGGTCATGATGTGGATCTTGTGCTGCGGTGAGCCTTCGATCCATCGTACAACATCCCACTGATCGCCGCTAGGCTCCGCGGCGAACTCGTAGACGATGCCCTCGTTGAGGGCGACTCCGCTGCTACCCTTCGCCATCCTCTTCATCCTCCCCACACAAGATGCAGAACGCATCCGACGTCTCGATTTCGTCGAGCGCCTTCGGCATCTCGCCGGGCTTGAACTTGATCGGCGAGAGATCGAGACCCGACGTCCAGCAGTTGGGCAGAGGCTTGTAGGCGGCGAAGAACTCCCGCTCCTGCCCAGCCTTCTCGTGGCCATTCTTGTAGTAGGAGTAACCTTCGAACTCCTGGGCCTTCTTGTGCCCGAGCACCTCGGTGTGCCACCGCCGGCGGACTCGCCGGTAGGTGTTGTACGTTGTGTCGCCGAGCGTGTAGCCGAGCTGATCCTCTTTGCGGACCATGTTCAGCCACCGCCGAGAGATGTTCATCGCCGGCGTGGTAGCCAGCGCCATCATCTCGGGATTGTCGTCCCAGGCGCTGAGCTTCTTGAGCAGAATCCTGCGGTACAGCGAACGGATGTCTTCGTCGGTGTTGGTCAGGGCGAAGGGCAGCGACTTGAAAGCGTGCCACTGCACCGACTCGGCCATCCACACGAATCGGAAGTCGCTCATCTGCAGCTTGAGCTGCTGGGCGAGGTATCGCGCCAGCACTTCGGCGATCGTGAAGTCCAGCGCCGAGAGGTACCCGAGATAGGATGTGCGACTGTGGAGTGTGATGGTCGGCTGGGGCTTCGCGCGATAGCTGATGCTCAGCATGCACGAGCCCCATCGCCGGGTCTCCATGTTGGTGTGACCTGTGGCGGCACCCCCGCGCGGCTTGACCACTCGGGTACGCAGCACTGCCTGGCCCCGGTCGCGGCGACCGATGCGGTTGACGCACTGGCTCATCCAGACCGCCACATCGAGCGGGTCGAGGTACTGCCGGACCATCATGGACCATCGGGAGCTGGTGAGCCACAACGACTTGAGGTCGAAGTCCCACTCCATCGAGTCGGCCTGACCGACAATGTTGTCGATGGTCACGTCGACGTTCGAGATAACCCCGAGCTGCTCCCTCGGCGCTTGCATGATGTCCAAACACATCTTAGTGTGCAGGGCGTTCATGTCTTCGGCCGTGTAAGTCTTCACTAGAACCCTTCGATGATCTTGATGGCCAGGTAGACGACGCATAGGAATGCGAGAAGGAGACCGCCCCCGCAGATCACGAGGGCGGCCACCTGCCCGAAGACCTTGGCTACCCTAGTAGCCGGTGGTCTGTCGCTCACGGTTCTTCTCCCAGGCGTGGAAGTAGCCCCAGAACAGGTCGTTCGGCGTGATGCCGGCGACGATGCAGAACTCGATGAAAAAGTGCAGGGTGTCCGAGACCTCCTCGACGAACTCCTGCCGATCGGTCGGCCGGGGGTTGTCCTTCCAGGGCTTCATGTCGAGATGGCTCATGGCCTCGGCCATCTCGCGGGACATGAAGCCGTAGAGGCTGTGGAGGCGCATCTGCACGGTGCGGGACTCGAGGATGCCGTGGTCGTCGACCTCGGGCATGGGCTCGCCGTTGCGCTTCTCCTGCTCGTGGTACTTCTGCATGAGCGCGGTCTGGCCGGCGAAGATGGTCGCCAGCATGTCGTAGGTGTGGCGCTGCGGGTATCCGTCCTCCACACGGTTGGCGGGGACGAACGGCACGCCGGACTTGCTGGAGTTCTCGTTGTCTTCGGGGTCGGCGGGTATCTCGATCATCTGTGGATCCATTTCTTGTAGGTCTGGTCGAAGTGGTCGAGCCACTGGGACATGTCGTGCTCGTCGTACTTGTAGACCAGCTGATACTGCTGGCCCATCTCCCACAGGGCGGTCCATCGCGCGATCTCGGCCATGTAGCCCCGGTAGATCTTGCCGATGAACGGCCGGACGAACTCGTTCTCCTTGCCGGCGCAGTTCTTCTCGACGACGTCGAAGTTCGGCATGCACCAGATGATGAGCGGCTTGAGCGAGTAGAACTCAGCGATCTGGGACCGCAGCCAGTCGACATCCCAGAAGGTCTCGTCGCGGTTGCCGCCGATGGCGAGCGAGTAGATCGGCTCCGAGATCAGGCGGTGCCGGTCGTACAAGATCTCCGGTTCGCCGATGTCCTTCTGGAGATTCTGCTCGACCCAGAGCCGCAGGTTAGTGAGCGGGTTGGTGTTCTGATCGACTACCCGAGCAGCTACGGGCAGCTTGTACACCTTGGCTAGGTGTTTGATGAGCGTGGTCTTGCCGGCCCCATCGGGACCCTCGAGTATGATCACTTTCGGGCCACCAGAGCCCGGACGATCTTACCCACCCCGTAGCAGGCGGCGTCCGGATGGGTCGTCTCACCCCGGTAGTGCAGGAGTGCTCGGCCACTCTCGTTGGCCGGCACAGTCTGCAGGCACTCGGGACACCTGCCCTCGTGGGTGGCCGGGTGCTCGGGCGGTGCGGGCTTGTTACTACCCCGCTCGAAGTAGATGTAGATCGGGTTGTTGCCGTTGCGGTTGTTGGCGATCGGCTCGTCCGCGTCATAGCCCTCGGCGCGACCCGCCTGGATCAATGCCTCGAGATCGCCGAGCGTCTCGACGACGATGCCTATTCGACGATGTATCTCACTCATGGGTGGTACCTCCTTCACTACATACTCTATCATCGAGTCGACGGTTAGTAAACTACGAGCTGAGACCGAGAAGCAGTCGGGGGCTGGCCATGATCCGCTTGGCCACATCGCCGTCGCCCTGGAGCGTGTCGTAGATCGCCTCTTCGACCGTATCGCGCGCTACGAAATATACGTATCGGGTGCCCTTCGGATTCAGGGCGATGCGGTCCTCAGCCTGGGTGTAGTCGACGTAGGAGTTGGTCAGAGAGAACCAGATGAAGGTCCCTGACGTCGAGAGATCGATGCCGAGCGATCCTGCCTGAGGCTGCATGATGAACGCTGCAGCGTCGTCAGTCGCTCGGAAGTCCTTGATGTTCTTGTCGCGATCTGTTCGCTTGACCGCGCCGTACAACATGAAGGTCTTCATCTTGAGTCGCTTACAGATCGTCTCGATCGCCAGCAGATCTGCCTTAAACTGTGCGCCGATGACCACCTTCTCGCCCTGCTCGACCAAGTCCTGGAGATAGTCTTCGAGCGCATCGAGCTTCTCCTGACCCACCCGGTAGAGTCGGCCCTCGGGGTATTCTTCGGTCGGCAGTGTTCTCGCGACTCCTGAAGCGATCTGTCGCAATCGAAGAGTCTGGGTGATCACCAAGGCAGCTTCAGTGATCTCGCCAGTCTCGATCTCATGGATCATCTTCTCGGCCATGTCGTTGTAGGCTGGTCGAGATTTCTCGAGGTCGACATAGACGATCTGGTTATCCACACGGGGGGGCAGATCGAAGCACTCAGCTCGAGTGATCGCGTAGGCGTCCTGGTGAATCTGCTTGTGCAGCAGATCGGTGTTGTTGTTCTTGACCCAGAGGGAGAAGCCGTTCATCGGCACGAACTTACCGTACGTGGACTTGAACTCTGCGTGACTCATGGGGAAGCGCTCGGGGTTCAGGAACTTCCACTGAGCCCAGATGTCGTGCATCCGCTTCTTCTTCGTCACCACAGTACCGGTCATGATCACCCGGTAGTCCACCCCCTCGCCAAGCTTAATGATCATCTTGGTCTTTTTGGCGGTGGCGGTCTTGATACGGTGTGACTCGTCGAGCGCGATGAGGTGAGGACCCCAGGCGCTCAACGCCTTGTAGACGTCGAAGCGACCACCTCGATTCCTCGACCGAACGTCGTAACCGTCCTTGTTCACGTACCTCGCCCCAGGTGTGGAGAGAGCGTCGTAGTTCAGAATGACCACGTCAAGAATACCTGACTTACGTGGAGGCAGTGCACCCGTCTTACGAGCCTTACGGTCCCACACCGTGATACGGTATGGCACCGGGCAGTGCATCTCGAACTGATCCTCCCACACCCCAAGCACTGACACCGGGCAGAAGATGATCATTCGCTCTATCCGACCAAGCTGGTGGAGGATGGATGCGTAGTCGATGACCGTCTTGGTCTTGCCCGTTCTCGGCTCCATCAGCAGGGCGCCACCGAAGCCCGTGGACATCAGCTTGAGGATCGCCTCTACCTGGTGCTTGTACGGGCGGGTCTTCCACTTATACTTCACGGACTCACCCTTCTTCTGGCCTGTCAGCGTTCGCCGCTGAATCGCGACCCCATTATATCGCCTGACTTCTGGGACGAAGATCTCACTTGAAGCTAGGGTGGTATCCCTGGTCCCAGAGGGTAAGCTGCTGGACGTATGTGGGCGGCGCCTGAACACTGTGTTCCACATCCTTGGAGTCGATCAGGTTCTTGGTCAACTGAGCCCCATAGCCGGCACGGTGGCACTTGTCGTGGACCCACCACCCGAAGAGACGCCCCCTGAGCGACCTCTTCTCCGCCGGCACCCGACGACCGAAGCGCATCTCGAAGTTGTCGCACTTACAGCGTGCCTTCGGCACCTGGAACATGCCCGCGATACGCGCCGACTTCAGCGAACTGAACTTCGTCACGAGCTTCTCAGCAGCTTCATCATCATCGACTTCTATCAAAATCAATCGCATGCTTACATGGTATCATTGCGCCTATGACCATGTCAACTTCCGTGGCGATATATATAGGCGTGCCGCGCAAGGCTTCCGTCGCCTTGACATGAGGCCCCACCTCGTATAAAGTAGGCCTTGTTCAAATCGATAGCTGATCCACTCATCAGGAGGCGATTATGCCCACCCGCAGCCGCAGCACGAAGGCGAAGGCCGCGCCGAAGGTCGAAGAGCCCGAGGTCGAAGAGGTCATCGAGGACGAGGAGTTCGACGAGGTCGAGGAGGTCGAGGCCACCGAGGCGCCGGCCAAGAAGACGGGCAGTCGACCGACCGTCGACTTCGGCATCCGACAGGTCTGCGACCTCATCAAGCAGAAGACCGGCAAGGAGGTCACCCCCCGCGACCTCCGGGTGCTGGCCCGGAAGCTGGCCAAGGACGGCTCCAACCGCATCGACCGCGAGATCGTCGCCGGCAACCGCTCGCAGTACAGCTGGTCCGGCCCGAAGGACCCGGAGGTCGTGGCGCTGGTCGCGGCCTACACCGCCGGCGAGGGCGACGCCGAGAAGAAGGCGAAGCTGCAGGAGCTCAAGGACCGCCAGGCCGCCAAGAAGTCGGCCGCGCCGGCGAAGGCCCCCAAGAAGACCGCCAAGAAGGCCGCGCCGCCGGTCGAGGAGATCGACGAGGACGAGGACTTCGACCTCGACGAGGACGACGAGTAACCATTCACCGCATCGCCGGCGAGAGGCCGGCAGCCTAAACTGAATCACTAGGCTGCCGGCCTCCGGTGTAGCCTGAGAGAGAGTCCATGATCTTACCAGTGATACTGGGTCAGGCACCATCCCGTCAGGGAGATGGCCGACCTTTCACCGGCCCTAGTGGGGACCGGTTGCTCAAGATGATCGGGGTGGCGACTCGAGACGACCTGCTCACGTTGTTCCGCCTGGAGAACTTGTTCAACACTCCGTTGCCCCCACACCCGCCGCGCAAGCCCAACGGCCACACGGTGAAGAACACCTTCAACAAGGCCCGAGGTCGTGAGGCTGCGTTGGACTTCGTCCAGCGGCAGAACGACTACCTGATCAACCAGCTGGGTCCGAAGGGTGCCGAAGACTTCCACAAGGTCCACAATTACATCGAGGTCATCGTCCTCGGCAAGAAGGTGTGGGAATCGTTCGGACTGAGGGGTGACGCGAGCTTGTTCTCCTCGGTGCGTAGTCGCCGGTGGTACATCCAGTTCTACCGGTTCCCTCATCCGAGCGGGCTGAACCATCAGCTCAACGATCCCGAGATCCTCCAAGCAGCTTCTCAGCACTTGAAGCGCATCGCCGGCATTACCTCTTGACCGAGGGCTGCCAGCGATCCTAATCGCTTCCCTAGAATCTCCTCGACACACAAAAGATCGCCCCCCGCTGATGGCCATGATATCAGCGAGGGGCGATCCACTGTCAGTATATGATGAACGTGCTACAGTTGCAACGCAGCGTTGGTCTCCTTGCCCGCGACCCCGTCGGCCTTGAGCTCAGCCGAGGTCTGGAAGTGGACGACCGCGTCGTGAGTCAGGTGGCCGAAGTTCCCATCCACCTTGAGACCGTAGCCGTGCAGGGCGTTCAGCCGAGTCTGCAGCCACTTCACCGCTGAGCCAGTGTTACCCTGCTTCAGCTGCGGGCGAGTCGTGTCGTAGATCAAGTTCAGCTTCTGCCAGGTGACCGGGCCAACGACCCCATCGTCCGCAATCTCCGCCGCGTGCTGGAAGACGATGATCGCGTGCTGGGTGTGAACCCCGAGATCATCGTCCACTTGGAGTGTGGGGGAGAATGGCCAGCGGTTGAGCTGGATCTGCACCTGCTTGACAGTGGCCACCCAACCGTGAGGGATCGCCGGCAGATGCTGGGGCGGTTTCGGAACTGTGGGCGGGGTATCCCACACCACATTGGCGTCGGCCGCGTCAGCGTCGACGTGCTGCCCACCCACGATCGCGTTGCTCGTGAACTGCAGAATGTCGGGCTTCTTGTTGCCGTACTGGTTCCAGCCGGCGAAGCCATCGCCCGGATACAGCGACGAGGCGTAGCCGGGGGCGTTGGTCGGGTAGTCGCTGGCGATCAGGTAGCGGATGCGCAGCTTGGACAGATCGGGCGAGCCGATCTCGACCCATCGCCAGTGGGGCAGGTAGAGGTCGACAGCGTCGAACTCTTCGGTGTGGGCCGCCTCGACATGTTCAGTCAGCTCGGCCAGGTTACGAGCGCCGCCCGTCTCCTCGTCGAGCATGCACTCCTTGACGTTGGGACCGACGATGTGGCGCAGGTACTTCATCTGCGCGTCGCCGTCCTCCAGCGTGCAGTAGTGGTAGGGAATCTCATGGAGGCCGCCGGGGTTCGCTGCCCAGGTGGCGTAGTAGGGATCGACGTAGTTAGTGCCCTGCGTGGCCTTGACGTAGGCGAACGCGAAGCCCTCGCCATGAACCTCAGATAGGTTCATTCCCTTCTGATACGAGGCTATATCCACCCCGTACATCTTCGGTGCCATCCAGTCTCTCCCTTCGATATCTACCCCTGAACAGGGTGTAGGTCACCTTGCCACCTCGCCACGTCATCGCCAGTAGCACGATCCACTCTGCGACGAGGAAGTACCATTGCCACCCAGACGTAGCGGTCCTGACATGGTAGAGCCGGCGAAGCTCGATGGGCATGTCGAGCATCCACAGGCCGAGGTCCATGATCATGACCATCCAGCCGAAGTCGTAGGTGTACCAGTTCCCCCACCATGTCCAGAACACGAAGATGAGAAGGGGCACTATCAAGAAACCATAGCTTGCGGTAGCGCTAAGCCAACCTTCTACGCCCGTGTTCATGGTTCCCTTATGTCTCCTTTGGTCTAGCCTCGCTCAACTTCTCGAGGAGTTGGCCGAAGCCGTTGCGCTGGTCGATACGCCTAGCTCGAGCACCCACCGCCTCAGCTCGACGACGGTGGGACTGAGCTTCTTCAAGAGCGAGCCTGCTCTCCTCCACAGCCTGGAGTACCGGACCGAAATCCGTCTCCTCGGCCTCGCCCCCGGAAGACTCAGCCTTGTGAAGATGCTTGAAGATGTGCAACTTCATCCGGTTCTCCCTGGTGTGCGCTAGCAGTCAGCGCGTGGAGTGCCTTAGTAGTTACCTCACCCACAGTGATGAGGTTGTTGGAAGATCGCATGATCTCGAGGTTAGCTGTCCGGTAGTTCTCAGCTATCTCTCGCCAGAGAGCGATCTCCTTGTCCTTCTGTTCGAGCTGTCGATCCTTGGACTTGATGTCCTCGTTCTTGGACTTGACGATCTGGTTGTGTGTCCACCGGGGAATCAAGTAACCGAAGAGTACCGACAGAATGAAGATGGCGACAAGCGCGCCGGCGCCGTACTGCAGATTAGAAACCCCGGTGATCACGGTCTCCCTCTTCTGTTACTCCTCGTCGGACTCCGCATCGATCATGGTGGCCCGCTTGTTCACCCTGAGCACGGTGCCCCCGAGGTTGCCGTTGTTCATCTCCCCGATGAAGGTGTCCGGTTCGAAGCCGTGGCTCCGCAGCGAGTCCTTGAACAACTGGAAGTCACGGAGCTGGGCTCCCTGGGCCTCGCACTGGATGGCGAGCCGACGGTGTTCGCGGGCCTCGTGCTCGTGCATCCCCCGAAGCTGTTCGAAGCCGGCTCGCTGCAGGGTGAGCTGCTGGTTGAGCTCGCTGTTGTCCTTCTGCAGCTGGGCCATCAGGTACTGCGGATCGACGCGGAATTCGTCCGTCGGCGTCATGGTCGTGAGTTCTTCAGAGTTATCCACTGTGCCTCCTAGTAGGGGTTACATCCCTCCCATCATATCATCTGCCCATCTGACTTCGAAGGTCCCGAACGTGTTTACGTTGTATAGCAAGTGCTGGATGGTGTGGGTTCCAAGCCCTCCGGATGACATCCAGCTGGTTGTTAGGATCGAGATGTACGACCCGAGATTTAGCCGCTTCCACACGGCCGAGGTGAGCCTGCCGAGCCGTCGCCTCGTCAGTATTCCACAGGTGGGTGGGGTTGCTGTGAACGTTGTCGGTCATGTGGAATTCGTAGATCGCGACTTCGATCAACTTGTCGATGTCGTTCGGATCGAGGTTGTACTCCGCGACTCGCCATTGAAGCCTGCTGTGTGGGAAGATGTACATCCAGGAGGAACCCCCCTCGATGTCATGATCGATGAACCAAAGCGGCTCAGGGTAGTGAGACTTCTGCTCGGATGATGCATCCCGAACCCGAGTGATGGTGCGCTTCTCCACTGTCATCATTACCTCAATCGCCAAGCCCAGAAGAAGATTGACCAGGTGGCAGGCGACGACCCTGACAGAGTGAAGGCGAAGCCAGTGCTGGTCAGGCCGTTGACGTTACCACCCGTCTGACCTATTGTACCACAAGAGTACTGAACCACGGGAACAGTCGTGCTGATGGGCGTCGGGCCGAATCCGATGTTCGCCCCACCGGCAGTAGCCGTTAGACCACCGATGTCCGCTGTGATAATTCCCGTCCAGGCAAAGACCCCAGTCCAGTTAGGCTGAAATCCGTCAATCTCCCACTTCGAGTCTGTAGACGAGGCGTCGTAGTCGAAACGCAACTGACCGCCATGTGCAGCCCCCTCGATGAACGTGCCGATGACCGAGAAGGTGGGACCGATGTAGACAAGCCCCCCATTAGCCACTTCGTTGTTGTAGTCTATGCAACGGTAGCTTGAACCGACTTCATCCGCCATCAGTAGCTGGTAGGCGTAGGTACCGGCAGAATGGGGGAAAGAACCACTCATCAGCATAACGCCGGCTGAGTTACCGCCCACATGAGCGGTGGACAACACGGAGCTGTTGCTATTGCTGGAGTCGAACATACGCATGGTGGGATAGACTGCCGTGGCTGCTGAACCTCCGCCAATCTGATTGCCGAAGAGGTTCGGCACTAGAGTGACGTCCTGAGAGTTCATGACTATCTTGGCAGTGCCACTCTGAGCTGACAGAGTCAACGAAGTACTACTGTCATTGACATCGAAGGTGAGAGCACCGGTTGCATCGTAAGCATGGAAGCCGGTGCCATCCATGACGCATCGCTGACCCGAGGCGGCTGTGCCGATCGACCCTGAGATGATCACTCCGGCGGACAGCGTGCCGGCGATGATCTTGTTGGCGGAGACTGTGCCGATCTTGGCGTCGGTGATCGCCGCGTTAGCTATGAGGAAGTTGTCCTGCTGCATCCGCACTTCGATGTTGTCCGCCCACACCTGCCCCGCTGTGTGGGAGGATGTAGCCAGGACGAACTGCGCAATCACTGCCCCAGTCGGCGCTGTCACAGCCTGAGTGGCGATGCGACTTCGCCAGGTGTTGTCGTTGGTCGACGGGGCTGTCTGACAGTAGCTCAGGTCGGAGTACCCCAGCGACGCGCCGGTGATGTCACGGAAGGTTACTCCCACAGCCACACGCATGGTTCCCGTAACCGCAGCGCTGACCTTCCAGTCAGCTGCACCCATGAACGTCTGGCCCACCGTGCAGTTGACCGTGTTGAGCACGATCGTCTCAGTGGTCTGACCACCGGTGCCGAAGTGGGTGATAGACCAGGTGCCTGAGGAGGAGGTGGTGTTGTCCAGGCCCCAGTGACTACCACCGAACTGAGCGTTGCGGGTGGCTCGCCAGTTCGCGTCTTCGAACGAGCCGTTGTCGATCAGGTTACCGACGTCAGAGAAGGACAGGTTGGAGATGCTGACCTGACCTGTGTTGATGTCGGTGGCTACGACCTGCGCAAGAGTAGCCGAGCCAGCAGCCGACGGAGTCGAAGCGTTGCCCGTACGATCGAAGGCGACCAGTCGTGCATAGTATGTTGTTCCATAAGTGAGTACTGCAGATGGGACTGTGACTGTGCCTCCGCCACGCATGTTCTGGTACAGGTTGGCGGATGAGGGGGTGAAGGTGGGGGAGGAGGAATCGACGTAGACTGCGACATGGTCGAAGTCGCCCGGCATGTTGCCGCCGAGGTTGTCCTTCGCATCCCACGTGATCGACAGCTGACCCAGCAGCGAAGTCACCCCAGGTGTGGAGGGTGTGTTCGGCGGGAGGGTGTCTGATGCAGTCGTGATCGTCTGAGTGGCTGACCAACCCGAGTAGTTCGCCTGCGAGTCGTAGCACTGAACCCGGTAGTCGTACTGCACGGCAGGCTGGAGCGCGCCGACATAGAATGACAGGGTGTTGCTGTCGCAGTTGAAGGTGGTCCAGTCGGTGGAGCCGTGCACCGTGACCTGAATCTGATACCCGGCGATGTTGGTGTCGACTTTGCCGGTGGTGTCCTCGGTGACTGCTGACCACGCCACGGTGATCTCAGCCATGGTGTGGCCCTGGTTGTCCAGGTACGGTGCGGTGCCGGCGGACACAGTGGCAGGTACAGCCGGAGGATTGAGAATCTCGTTGACCTTGGTAGTCTCCGAGCCACCAAGAATCGTGCTACCATTCTCGATCGCATCGACCTGAGCCTGCAGCCTGGTGAGGAACTCCCCGAAGATGTTGTCCAGGGCTGTGGTGCCGGTCAGCACTCCTTCGTTGTCTTCAGTGATGGAGTACTGCAGAACTCGCTGACGGTAGTTGGTGCCGTCGATACTTGTCCACACCCAGTCGCCGAGTTCGAAGTCGACGCTTGGCACGGGACTGCTGGGATCACTGAAGATCAATTCATTGGTGCGTGCGATCACGTCGATCGACGCCGCCTCAGCAGCCTGATCTCCCAGTTGTACGAGCTGCAGCAGATCGGTGATGCCCGATGCACTTGTGCCAGTTTCGCGACGGCCTCTCAGGGCGACTGCAGGAGTGTATTGGGTTTCTGCGTACAGGTTGGCCGACCCACTGGCAAGCACGACCGTCTTCAGATCCCTGGTGCTCTCCTGGACGCTCGACTGGGTGAGGTCGCGCCCCTTACGGATGATCACCGGCGGACTCTGGGTCGTACGGTCCACCCCTAGCGTCTGGTAGTTGTACAGCTTCAGGCTGTACACATCCATGACCGCGTCACACTGGGCGTAGGACTGCAGGTCCTGTACCACCTGTAGGTAGGTAGTTTGGGCGTCCCATGAGATCGAGATCGCCGTGGCCCAGGGCTGACCTGCCGAGTCGTGGGTGTCGGTGAAGCTGGAGATGTCGATCTCGACGATCGTGCCTCGCAGCTGAGCCGCCTGAACTAGCGTACGCAGAATGAAGCCCGGAGTGTCTGCGGTGAAGGAGAAGCTCGGCGGATCGCTGCTGTGGGGCCAGTTCTCGGGGTAGACGATCGCCCGCTCCATGCGAGCCATGGAGGTACGGCAGGTGATCTGAGCGAGGGCGCCCTCCTCGGCAGGATCCGCATCATTCCAGGATCGCTGCTCCATGGTCGAGCGAAGCAGGCCCAGCTCCACACCACCGTAGAAAACCGCGAGGTCGCGGTCCATGACGACCTGCTCGTAGTTGTTGCCGTTGTTTGGGTAGGAGAACTGTACTGTGCCTGCGTCGCTGATGACGGGCGAGACCGTCCATCCAGCAGTGTCGCCAAGCACCCACTCAGGCTTACCCGTGGTCGGATCGATGACTCGGAGTTCGAAGGTCTTCATTACGCGACCACGTACTTCCTGTAGCCAGTGACTGTGAGCTGGGTGTGGGAGTCGGGATTAGTGCAGCTCCATGCGATCTGAGGCGCAGAGTTCTGCCAGCCTGGCGGCAACGACAGCCAGAAGTTAGATCCCGAATGGGTGATGTCGGACACCAGTGGTGATCCACTCGATGCAGACACACCCCAGTCACTAGAGTCCAGTGTCAGAGTAGCTGCCGAGTTCACCCCTGCGTTGTACTGCACCCAGCAGTCGAGCTCCAGGGGTGAGCCATTCTCCAGCGCTTGCAGCTTGAACTGGGACACCTTGCCGGTCACTGTGAACTGCAGGTCTTCCATGGGTGCCGTGGCCCCGATGAAAGACTGGAGCGTCAAGATCTCAGAGACAGGCAGGCCTGCCGGTGAGGCCCATGTCACCGGGTTTACATCTCGCCAGAATGGGTTCGGTAGAGTGAACGCCACGTTGAACTTGGCGAGCGGATTCGCCGCCGAGCTCTCGGGAGTGATGACAGCCAGCACCTCAGCGTCACACTGTCGAACACTGCCGTCCGGTTTGACCTGCTGTATGTTGATCAGACCGGTTCGTCGGGTGAAGACTTGCATCAGCATGTCCAGGTTCTCGTAGAACAACCGACGCTGTATCTTCTGTGTGGGAACGGATCCGTCGCTGAGCGCGCCCTTCACCCACATGGTGAGAGTGAAGGAGCCCTCCTGGAACTTCTTGTTCCGAACACGCAGCGTGCCATGACGACCCGGGATCTCCACGTTCTTGGTTCGGAGATCTGGGGTCGTCATACGACCGGTGATGGTCGATATGTTGTACGCATACGTGTTGAGAACAACTCCATCGACAGAGACCGTCTCGGCGGTTGATACTGCCATTAGAATGCTCCCAAGTTGGCGAGTGACTGCAGTTTCTTGGTGGTAGAACTTGCCGCGTATTCTGCAGTCGGATTGAAGACGTTGACCTCGAGCACCTTGGTCGGCTGACCCCCCACACCGTTGGCGAATGCGGTGGTAGAGGCGGTCTGCCATCCAGGCACGGAGACTGCGCCCGAGACTCCGATCTGCTTGAGCTGACTCTGCTGGTTCGCAGCGAGCTGGCGTAGAGCAGCCTGAGAGTTCAGCGAAGCCTGTAGCACGGGGTTGCTATTCTTCAGGTCGTTGCCCAGCCCGTGTATCTGACGGACGTACCGGTCGATGTTGCGGGTCTCATCGTCCATGCACTTACTGATCTGCACCATCTGCTTCTCAATGAAGGATGGGGAGTTGATCCCAAGACCCTTCTTGAAGCCATCCCACAGACTGCCGGCGAAGTTCTTCGCTGACTGGAACGCGCTAGAGACCCAGCCTTCGATGGTGTTGATCACGTTGTTCATGATGTTCCACATCAGCGACGGCAGCTGGCTGATCCAATTGACGATGCCACTGACGATGTTGCTACCGATGCTCTCTGCATCGGTGATCATGCGCAGACCGATGTTGACGAAGTCGTTGTACGCGGTCGTGGCGAAGTTGACGATCTCGCCAGGCAGCTTCTCGAAGAAGTTGATGACAGCGTTCAGAACATCCGACCCCCACTGCCGGGTGTCGTTCAACATACGGACCTGGAAGTTGATCCATGCGTTGAACGCGGCGGTGGCGAAGCTGGCGATGTATCCTGGCAATCTCTCGAAGAAGCCGATGATCGCGTTCAGGATGTCGGAGCCCCACTGTCGAGCATCCTCGATCATGCGAATCTGGAAGGCGACCCAGTCGTGGTACAGATCCTCAGCGTACTGCATGATGCGGCCGGGCAGCTTCTCGAAGAAGTTGACGATCGCCTGGGCCAGATCTTGCATGCCTGTGTTGATAGCTTCGACCAGCTCGATGTTCCACCGAAGCAGGCGACCCAGGGCGAAGCCCAGCCAGTAGGCGAACTGATCAGGCAGCTTGCCTAGTTCGGTGATGATCGCCTTACCAAAGTTCTCCATACCAGTGAGGGCGTCGCTGCCCATCCGCTCGAAGAACTTGGTGATCGTGCCGCCGAACCTATCCCACAGCAGCTTACCGATTTCACCGATGGGGTCGAGGATGAACCCGACAATCGTCTCCCAGTGCTTCTTCAGCCAGTCTAGGGCAGTGTCGAACACCTTCTCGACTGCGTGGAGAGCGTCTTCGAAGTACTGAGGAACCTTCTTGAACCAGTTGACCGTGGCTTCGAAGGCGGTCTTGAACGCATGACCTATGTCGTTGATGATGTTTCGGAAGGCCTGACAGTGCTCATACAGCTCGTAGAATGCGACCGCCAGCGCGATCACGGCTACTACGATCAGCACGATCGGGTTCTCCAACAGAGCCACGGAGAGAGTTCGGACCATGGTGATCAGACTCTTGCCCACACCCCAGAGAAACTTCATCGCCTCGCTCAAGTCCTGGATCGTCTTCCAGAGCTTGAGACCTATGGAGATGGTCTTGCCCACGATACCAAGGAACAACGCCAGCCCGGCGACGATGGCGAGAACGTGGATGATGAGAGTCTGTGTCTGGGGCGACAGCTTGGCGAAGCCCTGCACCACTCCGGTGATCGCCTTGACGATTCCGTTGAGGAAGTTCTGCAGCGGCTGACCTGCGGTGATGGCCATCGTCTTCAGCGACGAGGTCAAGATCTTCAGGCTGCCCTGGAGGTTGTCCATTCGCTTGGCTGCGACGTCAGCGGCGGTGGTCTTGTTGATCGCCGCGTTCATCGTGTCGAAGCCCTTGGCTCCGGCCTTGGTCAGGATCTCCGCGCCGGCGAGAGCTCGAGAGTTGAAGATGGTCTTCAGAGCGGCAGTCTGCTGCTCAGCCCCCATCTTCGAGGTCGCGTTCTGCAGAATCTGGAAGACTTGCCCCAGCGATTTAGCTGTACCGTTCGCGTTGAACAGCTGGTTGGTGCCGTTCTTCGTGATGATGCCGAGCTTCTGCAGCTCAGCGGATGCAGCCTTAGTGGGGGCAGTCAGCTGCAGGAACATCTGCCGAAGTTCAGTACCGCCCATCGAACCCTGGATGCCTGCTCGACCCATCAGGGTCAGGGCGGTCGTGGTGTCACTCATCGAGACGTGAAGAGTGTCAGCGACCGCGCCGGCATACTTCATTGAGGTCGCCAAGTCGTCCACAGATAGGACCGAGTTGTTGCTTGCGCCGGCGAGCTCGTTCGCCACCATCTGTGCGTCAGACGCCTTCAGATTGAAGGCGGACATGATGGTAACAACATCCTTGGTGGCGTTAGCCAGGGGAATCTGTGCGGCCTGTGCGAGGTTGGTGCACGCGTCAGCCACACCGCCGAGGATGTCCTTGGTGGACTCACCCGACTTCGCCAGCTGCGTGAACATCTGAGCGATGTCCTCTGTGGAGAACATCGTCGTCTGGTCGAGCTGGATCGCCTTCTGACGGATAGCCTCCATCTGAGACTGTGTCGCATTAGACACAGCCTGGAAGTAGTCCATCTCGGCGTTGAACTTGGCCGCTTGGTCAGCAGCATATCCCAGGGCGCCGGCGATCGCTATGCCGAAGCCGAGGAACATGTTGCTGACCTCGCCGATGGTCTTGCTCGAGCGCGTCAGGGCGCTCATCGTGGAGGCGTTCGCAGATCGGGCCGCAGCGTATGCGGCGACAGCCTGGGATACGTCAACCTTCAGCTGACCAGTAACTGTCCCCAGCAGATTAGCCACGGTCCACCTCCTATGCCTTGGCACCGCCAAACATCAGTGCAGGGTCTGCGTACAGCCCCGGCGTCGGGGCACTTTCTGGGGTCTTGAAGTATTTGTCGAAGACCCTCTGGCGGTTCCTCAGCAGATCGTTGCCGCTTCCTTCGCATTGGTTGAGCTCGCTCTCAACCATGTTGCCGAAGTAGCTGACGGCCTCGTCGAGGCAGTACCTTACGTATGGATCACTTAGCGCGAGGAGGTCGCTTGGCCGGCTTGACCACGTTTTCGCGTTGTTGTACAAGATCCACACCTGCGGCAAGTTCTCCACGAAAGGATTCGAGGTCCGTGGTACCTCCTGTCGCGATCGTGAAGATGTACATCTTGTCGGCGTCCTCGAGCTCGTCGATGTAGAGCAGATCGTCGTCCCGGTCGTCCTCGTCATCGGGAATCGGGTGGCACTTGGGCTCGATCATGAGCACCATGACCACCGTGTCGACGATGTCGAACATGCTTTTCAGCTGTTCGGGGTTCTCCAGAAGGTCGTGCATGACCTCCTCCTCTGTACCCCCTTGACGAGCGACGGAGATGGAGTTGATCACACTCAGCAGCGAGTTGGGAATCTGGCCGCTGATGATGAAGCTCTGCAGGGACTTGTGGCTCAGTTTCACGACCTGGCCCGAAGGCAGCTCGACGTCGCGACCCCTGTTCTTCTTCTTGAAATCCGCGGCGGAACTTGTCTTCTTCGGGATGTTGTTACGGGCAGGCATTGGTCCTCCTGGGGATCAGCCGGTGAGCGAGTTGTTACGAGGCGATCGCGGTGACCGTCTCGTTCTGGATGAAGTCGTACAGCTTCAGGTCGCCGCCCTCCTGGACGTTGCCGAAGCCGGTGCCGGTGGCCTTGGAGACGAGGAACTTCGAGTTGGCCATGGAGCCGTCGAAGCCGCCGTCCGCCTTGCAGCGGTAGACCACGCCGTGGAAGTCGCCACCGGAGTCGGAGATCGCCTGGCCCTCGACCTGGAAGTACGGTCGCTGGTCGAGCGCACCCTTGGTGTAGGTCTTGATCTGGTTGGGCGTGGTGCCGGATAGGGTGACCGTGCCACCCATGATGACCGCGTAGGCCTCGAGCGAGATGCCGCCGGACTCCAGCTCCCAGGTGACGGTCGGACCTCCACCGTGACTGGCGAGGTTCAGGTCGTCGCCCTTCAGGATCTCGAAGGTCTCGGCCTCCTTGAAGCTGAAGGTCTGGGCCGCCGGCAAGTCCACACCTGCGCCGAGGTTGCCGGCGTCGTCGATCGGGTAGACCTTGACGTCACGCAGTCCGAACGGGAGGGACTGTCCCAGGGTCATGTCGACCCTCCTTTCTTGTTGCGGGGTCGCGGAACTGCCGGGTGTGAAGCAGCTTGCCAGTGTCGAGCGAGAAGGTGTGGAGGGCTATCACTCCTGGCCCGTGTCCACACCCTCGGCGCTTGCACTTGACCTCGAGCACGCGACTCTCGAGGTCGATGCGTGCGTGCATCGTTCCCGGACATCTCAATTCAATCATCGGATCTCCTAAGCGCTCGGGTATCGTCGCGCGCTCGATGACTCGACGATCAGGTGCCGACATGACGAGAGGCGCTTCCCAGGCCGTCCTAGGTAGCACCCCTCGTCAATCGATCGCGTGCGATCAGTTGGTGCCGGTGTCCGGCTGGTCGGCCGCGACGGCCGTGGTCGCCGGCGTCTCCACCGGGGCAGCCACGTTCTCCCCGACGGTCTCGGCGTCGGTCTCCGGCTCGGCGGTCGGCAGGGAGGTGCCGTCGGTCGGAGTCGTGCCCGCCGGCGACGAGTCGCCCGGGCCGGCGCCCTCGGTGACCGGGTTGGTCACGTTGGCCAGGTCCTCGTCCGCCGCCTCGTCGTCGGCCAGCACGTGGAACTCGGCCGAGAGGGTCGGGTGGCTGGCGATGAAGTGGGCCAGGCCGGTCTCGAGCTCGTGTACCGCGTTCTTGGCGAAGGTCAGGACCGAGTTGCCGGAGAGCGACTTGAGGTCCTCCTCGGTGGCACCGATGTTCTTGAGATCTTCGGTGGTGAACACCCGCTTGGCGGCGTCGCCGATGTACTTGATCAGGTTGAAGCTCATGGGATCTCTTTTTCTACTGGGACTGGATCAGTTGGTATCGACTGTACCTCACGACCGTGTCCATGGTGTGGTCGTCCATGTCATCACTGGTCTCAAGGAACTTCACAGCCATTATATGCGCGTCGGTCGAAGTTTGATCCGTCCTCAGCGCATCCTTCACCAGACTCAGCACCTGATCGACCTGGACATAACTGGGTCGAGCATCGTGGCACCAGACCTCGAGAAACTGACGGTGGGGCCGGAAGGCGATGTCTGGATCGTCGAACTGCTGCTCGTCGCTGTCGGTGCCGAACTTGAGCACCAGAAACGGCCGCTGAATCTGAGCGGTCATAGCGCTCTGGCCCGGTAAGATGGATGACGGCGGCACTATCTCAGTGAGCGCCTGACTTGCGCAAAGCGTCTGATAGACCCATTGACGGGCGGTAGCCATCATTCACCTCCTGAGCTGAGTTGAGCATGTAGTTCCTCGAGAAGAGGAAGCGAGTAGTCTTGAAGAGTCGGCATGATGATCGAGAAGTTGCCGCTCTGAATAACCTCCAGCCAAAGCCCGTACTCAACCGTGTGGTAGAGCTGCATGTACAGCATCCCGGAGTCGCCGTCGACGTTCACGCTGAGGCCGTTGCGCGCGTCGCCAGTTCGATCCTCCCAAGGCGCGTTGGCCTTCGCGTAGTCGAGCGACTTCCGAGCAACTTCCTCTAGCAGCTCTTTGGCCTGCTCGACAACCTCCACGTCAGCTTCTGCCAGGCCGATGGTCAGCGAGTCTTGCAGCACGAAGAACCCGCTCAGCCCGGCCATCAGGTCGCCTTGTCGCGGATCTCGATCAGGATCGTGAGACGGTCGGACATCTCGGGCAGCTCCGTCTTCGGTTCCACACCGATGACCTTCATCCAGGCATCGCCGAGCATGAACTCGTCGTAGCGTTGGACGTCGGCGTTGTACGCAGCGACCAGCGAATACTGGACGTTGGGCACGTCGCCGGCGGTGATCATGTCGGTCAGAGCAGCGAGCCGGCGCTTGTAAGGCACCAACCTCATCACCTGTGGAGCCACCGGGATGGTCGGCCCCTTCTTCCAGCCTCCCGCACCATCGTCGATACGGGAGTATCGCGTGAAGACGATCGTGACCGGGTCAGCGTTGATGTAGACCTGGAGATTACGCCGGCGAGCACGCATCTCAATCGTCTGTTGTGCGGTGAGTACCATGACCACCACCTACCAGGGCATAGTGCGTCGGTTGACGATCTGACGAGACCTGCCGATGTAGGCGTTGTTGTCAGGCTGGTTGGCCCAGTACTTCGCCTGAGAGTTGGCCTGGGTGTAGGCCTGGCTCATCTTGCGCTGTGAGTTACCCTCCACCACGTCAACCTGAGAGGCGAACCAGGCAGCCTTGACTCGCCAGGCGTTAGCGGTCGAGGCGTTGACGCTGTTGTTGTTCATGGTCAGGAAGGTTTGGATCTGGTCGTCGGTGAACATCGTGTCGGCGTCGGATCCCCCCGGGGGGATTGACTCGCCGCACTGCAGACGCACCAGATCCGCCGCCGACACGTCGCTCATGCTACTTGCTCGCCTTCTCGGCGTCGGCCGCCTGGAGCATCTCGATGAGCTTGCTCCGGTTGGACTTGGTGCCGGACTCGACCAGGCCACGCTGCTTGGCCTCGGCGAGCAGGTCCTTGGACTGCATCTCCGAGTACTGGATCACGCCGTCGCCGTTGTCCGGTTCGACCGTCTCGTCCTCTTCGACCTCGTCGTCCGGGCTGCCGGCCTGCTCCCACAGGGCCTGCGCCATCGGGTAGTCCGGGTGGTTCGAGAAGAACGAACCGTCGGGCCGACGGAACACCACGATCGGCTCGCCGTCGCGGTCCTTCAGAGCCGGAGGCTCCTTCATGTTAGCCATGTTCAGTTACCTCCCTTACTGGTTGTACGCGGCCGGGACCGTGTAGGTGGTCGAGGTGGAGGCGACGAGCTGGACGACGTAACCGCCCCCTCGCTGCCGGACGCCGGTGCCGAAGCCGCGGCGGTAGTGCGCCTCCTTCAGGGGGTAGGCGCCGTTGTCGCCGGCGACCAGCTGCAGACCGCCGAGCGCCGGGTTGATGTGCTCGCGGAAGCCGACGGGGTTGTTGATGTTGAGCTGACCGCCCGAGACCAGGGCCACGATGTAGCCGGCCGGGATGTACGGCTCCTCGATGATGTGCCACGGGCCGTAAGTGCCGATCTCGCCCTGGACCGGGCTGCCGTCGGGACGACCGACGATGCCCATGGACGCCGGCAGGATCACGCCGCCACCCACGTGCTGCGACGGGATGAAGTCGTAGGTCGCGCCGTTCAGGACCTTGAACTTGCGGATGGCGACACCCTGGGCACGGTTCACCCAGAGGACCAGGTCGTAGCCGTTCTGCAGCGTGTAGCCGTGGTTGTAGAAGTCCGACTCGAGGTCGTCCAGCGTCTGCGGCTGCAGCTGCGCGTTGTTGACCTGCGAGGGCAGGCCGTAGGAGGTCGCGTAGTGGCTGTGGGAGCCGGTGAAGGTGATGTTCTTGTAGGTCGGCGGCACTTCGCCGTCGCCGTTGTAGAACTTGTACACCGTCGTCGGGATGTTCTTGTCGGCGATTCCCACACCGTTGGCGCTGTTGAACACGGTCGACATGACCTTGTTGAACAGCAGCCGGTTGTCGGCCTCGAGCGCCATGTTCGTGTACTGGTCGATCTGGGCCCGGCCGGCCTCCGCGAGGAAGAGCCAGGTGTAGCGGATCGCCAGGTCGTAGAACTTGAAGTCGTAGCCACGGGTGTAGAAGCCTTGGCCCCGGATGCCCTTCGGCTTGCCGTACTCGGTCGCTTCCTCGAAGTCGACCTCGACCGGCACGCCGACGTAGTCGATGACGTCCGTCACCTGGAAGGTGAGGTAGTCGATCAGCCGGTCTCGCTGGCTGTTCCAGACCGAGAGGATCTGCTGGATCTCGGCCCAGATCTCGTTGATGTCCGAACCGTCGGCGGTCGGCACCAGGACGTCGGCGCGCTCGAGGGTACCGCCGTCGAAGCCTCGGACCATCAGGTCCTGCAGCGACTCCCCTTCCAGCATTCGCTGGAAGAGGTTCTTGCGGGTAACCGGGTTCGAGTAGACCACCGGCTCCTCGCCATACAGCAGAGGGATGTTGTCCATGTTCGGCTACCTCCTTCCTTGGTTAGGAGCCCGCGACCTGGGCGAAGCCGGTGCGGACGATGAGTCGGGTGGCCTCGACGGTCCAGCCCACGAGGGGGCCGTCGGTCGAAGTCGCGGACAGGGTGCCGTCGGACTTGGCGTAGTACTTCGTCCCGGCCACGAGAGCGGTGCCGAGGATGATCTCGCCCGCCGTCATGATGTCGACGACGTTGCCCGCCTTGCCACCCATCGGGACCGCGGCGTTGACCTGGCCGGCGATGTTGCCCAGTCGCGGATACTGGGGCAGGTTCTTGACGAGGACTCCGACGAAGCCGGACGCGCCGGCGGTGCCGACCACGACCTGTCCGCTCGCGTTCAGCGAGACACCGACCGGGCCGTAGCCGCCGGAGGCGCTGATCGAGCCGCTCGGCAGGTCCGCAGCCAGCGGCGCTCGGAAGATGCCGACTTCGGGATTGACCTTGTCGTAGCGCGAGTCAGCCATCGTTCACCTACTTTCGTGTTGTTACCGAACGTTTCGCAGGGCGGGAAGGCGTTCCTTCCACCCGTTGACCGTCTCGGCGGGAGTGGGGGTCTTGCTGGCGTTCCCTGCCGGGCCGGAGAACTTGGAGCCACTCGGCCGTGTGGGAGTCTTGGGGGTGCCCTTGCCGTCGTCGTTCGCCGGCTTCAGGAAGTGGGGCTTGCGCTTGGCGAGATCCTTCAGTGCGGTCTTGATCTCGGACTCATCCCACACCACGTTGGACGGGTCGTCGTCGTCCTGCGCGTGGGTGATCAGGGACATGTCGAGCGCGGCCACCGCGTCGTCGGGATCGACGAAGTTGGAGGCCAGCTCGCGAACGGTGGTTCGGAAGGAGGTCTTCACGAATGCGGCGTTGAGCTTCTGGAGCTTCTCCTCAGCCGCTCGGGCAGCAGGGCTGCGTGACGCCTTGCCCTTGCCCTTCTCGGGCTCCTGCGGCTCTTCCTCGGGCTCCTCATCGCCTTCCCCGGTCGCGCCCTTCGATGCGGTCGCCTCACGCAGCCGCTTCTCGAGGTTCTTCGTCCGGAGTCGTTCGGCGGCGAGGGCCTTCTTTAGGCCGTCGTTGTCCGGCTCCTTGTCCGCGTCGGTCTCGCCACCTTCACCGGGATCACCCTCGGTTCCGGTACCGCCCTGCGGGTCCTCGTCTTCGTAGCCGATGAGCATCACGCTCTTGAGCCACAGGGCGAGCTCACTCTTAGGAAGCATCACGCTTCTCCTTCCTGGCCTAGGCATCACGCCTTAGCGGCCTCTGGGTTTCTTAGCAGTTGTCTGCTTCGCCAACTTCTGACCCGACTCAGTCCCGTCGGACTCGTTGGTCTTGTTGGCGTTGTTACTCTGGTTGGGCTTCGGAGGCAGAGTCGTCGACTTCTGTCCGTTGACCCCGGCGGGCATCTGATCAGGACCCCCACCACCCTGAAGAGCGGCGGCCGCTGCAGCAGCTGCGGTCTCAGCAGGGACGTTTCCGAGTTGACCGGCAGGCGTGTTGTACTTGAGTTCCTTCTCACGCTCAGCGTCGATCTGGTCCTGGATGTCGTCAGGGAACTCGTACCCGAGGAGGGAGACCTCCTGGCGGTAGTATTCGATCGAGATGACATCACGGTCAAGCATGTTGTTCAGCTCGTTGATCCGCTCAGTGCGGTCCTTGGGCAGCTTGTCGCCAACCTCGACGCAGATCTCGAGACCATCCGGCCAGGCCTCGCCTTCGTACGCCTCGCGGAACTGAGTCCACATCCAGAAGATGTGCTCGAGCTTGGCGATGCCGAAGAGGTCCCGCTCCTGAACCTTAGACGCGGTAGGCAAGAAGTTGACCGCGAGAGCCATCGGGTTCGAGGCGACCGCCGGCGGGACGTCGCCCATAGCTGCCGCACTGATACCCGAGGCTTCCTTGATCTTGTTCTCAGCGTACTTCACTGCATCAAGTGAGGGAGTGACTGAGGTGACCCCATCGATCCGCTTCATGAAGTTGCCGTTGGGGACTTCGAGCACCTGACCGGGCTCGATGTTCCAGGGCAGCTCCTGACCCTGAGGTCCAGTCGGGGGAGGCGCGTCGGTGACGAACTGACCCAGACCGTCGAGCGCCAGAGCCACGTTCAGGTCAGTGATCTGCTGGCTGACCCCGCGCATGACCCGCTCCATGCCCCGCATGTCCGAAGAGCCGAAGGGCTGACCGTCCATGGCGATGTTCTTGAACCAGAACACCGGAATGTGGTTGATTTGGTCAGGTAGCTGGTCGCCGGCGTTGAGGACCTTGTAGACTTCCTCTTGATCGGTCCAGAGCTTGTCGTTCTGAACGAGGATTTCCTCCTCGCTCCACACGTACCGATCCTTACCGGCCTGGGCGAGTTCGAGATCCGGCGGCACGGGCGTGTCCGGGTCGTCAGTGTTGGTCGAGACCTTGCCGATCTCGTACCAGTAGTGGAGCCGGCGGACGAGCAGCTTGTCCTTGTCGGCCGGGTTGACGTAGGGCTCGACGATCCAGACTTCGGTGATGTGCTCGCCGTCGTCGTCGTCGAACTTACGCAGCACCTTGCCCGGATGCACCGAAGTGAGCGAGATGCGCTTGCCCTCAGGTTTGTCCGGGTCGGCCGTCATGTGGAGAACGAAGTCGCCTCGGATGCACCCGCTGTGCTTCGCGGTGTGGAAACGAGGATAGAACATCTCTCGCTTCAGGAAGGCCTGGAGGTCGTCGTTCTCCTTCTTGTTCTTCTCCACATCCTCCAGCTTGATCAGGAGGCCCTTGAGGAGATAGTGGCTGATCGTGTCGACGACGATGCGGCCGTTCGGCACGTAGATCGGCTGCTCGGTGACCAACACGCGAAGGGCGTAGGACGAGTCCTCGGTCCAGTACATCGAGTCGAGCGAGTCGTAGACTGCAGCTCGCTGGGCGTCGTCCTTGGGCAGCCACGCCGGCGGCTGGCAAGTCGGGAACGGGTATGCCTGCCAGGGAGGCTGACCGCCGAAGTACTTAGTGCTCATCGTCTACCTCCCACCGTCTTAGTGGTTCGAGTTTGCCGGGAACGACCCGCTCCGCCAGTCTTGGCAGCGCCGATGTGACCCTTGAAGAATCGACCTAGCGCCTCGGGGCCGTGGTTGTCTCGGTCGAGCGGCAGCTCGCCGGGATTCTTGCCTTCGCCGTACTTGGGATCCTTGTGCTCGGGCCAGCGGTAACCTTGACGCATCTCCCAGATAAGCTGCTCGCAGCTGCGGTCTACCCACAGGCTGGGCTGCTTGTCAGGGTGGTCGTCAGGCAGATGCTCAGGACGAACCTTCAGCGCGCGTCGTATCATGCGCACCCGGTCGATGATCTCACCACCGGTGTTGTTGTTCGTATTCTTCTGCAGCTTCCTGCGAAGTATGTTGGCGTCAGAGGGTGCGGCCGGGTCGACATAGATCATGTTGACGTGCTGGGTGAGTGGGTGCTCCAGCAACTCAGCGGCGATCTCTTCGGTGTCCCTCATCTGCCAGCGCTGTTCGTAGATGACGTAGACCTTACCCCATACGTCGATCTGTATCAGCAGCCAGACCCAGTCGTTGACGTAGCCGAAGTCGACTGCGGCATAGAGAGGAAGCGCCCGGTTGTACTCGATGTCCTTGACATGGATGTCGGAGTCCCACTCCTTCATCACTCGTCCCACACGTTCGACGAACTTGGCCCCATACTGGCGGTCGAACTCGTCGTCGGTCAGGTCGTCCTTGGCCTCCTGAATCTCAGGATCATTGTATCCGCCAGGGAACACGATCTGGTTGGTCCAGGAGGGCATACGGATCGACCACCATGACTGCTTGGTGGGATCCTGACCCCGTTGGTACAGCGAGTAGAGCAGCGAGTCCTCCGCTGCCCCCTCAGGCACTCCCGACGTCAGCGACCAACCCCGCTTGTCGGAGAGCGCGGGTCGAACGTAGTCACCCCACATCTTCCGGCGTTGGCGGCCAGCCTCGACGATGAGCACAAAGTCGAGACCCTCACCGACAAGGGATTCCGGGTGTCGAGCCGATCGACACTGCAGGTCGAATCCCCACTTGGTCTTGATGTGCATGTTGCCGTTCTCAACGTTGTTGAGAAACCGCTCGGAGAGGGTGTCGATGCCGAGAGCTCGGAAGGAGTTGTAGATGACACGGAACTCCTTCTCACAGTCGGTGTACTCAGGGCCGATGATCCACCCGATCATGGGCTGGCCCAGGAAGTTCCTGACGAAGGCCGCTGCTTCGCACTCCTTGCCGCCGACCAGCGTCTTGCCCCACCGTCGTCCGTTGCACAGCACCCGGTGTCGAGCCGGGTTATAGTGCACGAGCCGCTGCCCCCCGTGGGGGGTGTAGCCGGTGTTCTCGAAGTACAGATCCTTGCGGAAGACCTTGCCGCCGGGCGTCAGGGCGCTCATGACGACCTCCTTACTTTGAACTGGGCAGGTTCGGGTATCGCCGCTTGACGGCGGCCCTCACCTGCGCCTTCTGCTGTGGCGTGCCGTCAGCGTTCACACGAGCGAGGGCGTCGACGGCGTGAGCCTTGTCCATGATCGGGTATTCCCGGGTGGCAGGGATGGCGAAGGCGGAGGCCGGGAGATTCTTCCGCATCTTCGTCGTCAGTTTGGCCATCGCTACATCCAGTTCTGCGTGGCGTCGATGACGTCCTGGGTCGCCTGCCAGGCCTCGCCATACGTGGGGCCGTACGGCTGGCCGGTGACGAACCACGAAGGACGACCGTCGTTATAACGAAGTCCCACCCAGTTACGACGGTCCTCAAGAGCCATGCTGTTGTTGGGCTGACCCGTGAGAGCAGCAAGTCGAATCCGCTCCGTCTGGGTCAGGGCAGATGCCGCCTTGGGCTGTATGGTGTTCTTGACGGCGCGGGATTCGTACTGGACCCCGCCGTACTCGGAGCCCATCCGCTGGTCGTTGACGAACTGGAAGGGCATCATGCACCTCCTAGATGGCGTAGGCCGCCAGGTGGATCAGCGCCGAGTCGGCGGTGACCTCGAGGCTGGAGCTGTAGTCGGCCACCGAGAAGGGACCGAACTTGATCGGCACGGTGGTGTTCGCCGGGATGGGGATCGGCGCCGGGTTGACCGAGGCGCCGGCGACCATGCGCGTCGGCTGGATGGTGATGTGGTGGATCGAGGTGTCGGTGTTCGTGACCTCGATCCAGGTGGACAGGCCGGTGTTCTGCACCGAGTTGCCATTGACTGCGTCGGCCGCGACTCCCGCGGAACCCGCCGTGCCGGCGGCGGTGACTTGATTCACCGTGATGGCGGTACGAGGCATCTTGACTCCTAGCTGAAAGCGGCCGGCGTGCCGCCAGCGACTGAGGTTAGTGTTTCGACTTCGGCCTTGTTGACCACGAAACTCGTGCCCTCAGGCCAGGTAAGTGCTTCGAGAGCGGTCTGAAGAGACAGGGCGAACTCATCGGTCCAACCATCGTTGTTGCTAGTCATGGAGATGAGGCCGTTGGATGCGTTGCCCGAGATCATCAAGCTATAGACAGTCTGACTATTCTGATTGCTCATCAGTTCTCCACTACCGTGATGCTCATGGATGTGTGAGTCGCCTTCACGGCGTTACCTACGTTGTTCACACTGCAGCTGGCACGCAACTTGCAGACGTAGGTGCCGGCGGTTACACCAGTGACTCGCCAGGTCTGTCCCACACTAGCGCGGTAGCCGTTCGCTGCGGCGATGAACACCGCCTGGCGGGTGAGGTCAGATCCGTTCCAACTGCAGAAGCCGTTCATGGTGCAGGCGCCACCGTTGATCAGCATGTCGAAGGTGCCGTCGATCTCGATCGTGGCGTTCGAACCGGTAACTACCACGCTCACCGAGCAGCCGGGGATATCTGTCTCAGTGCCGAAAGTGTTGAGATCGGAGGTGGAGCCTACGTCGTAGGTGCGCACCATGCCCAGAGTCAGGCCAGTGGAGCTGCTGTCCCGCCAGACCGGCACCCCGCTCTTGGCGTATAGAACACCACCACCGGCGGGGTTGGCCGTCGGGGCTGTGGTGGTGTTAGCCAGCTCCAGGCCACCGACCGTGCCAGACCCGAGCGTGGCAGAGGCGCCCAGCAGCAGGGTGGTGCCGATGTACAGCACCTTAGCGGCAGCACGACCCATCATGATGTCTCGAGTCGCCGAGCCGCTGCCCCAGTTGTGGCCGCCGTTCACGTCGACCATGTATCGACCGACTGTGTCGCCTGCCACCGTGCCGCTCACCAGCCGACCCGTGTTGTCGACCGCGTTGTAGGCGATCGCCGCGTTGGTGGCGTTAGTCGTCGTGGTGTAGGTGATGTTGATCGCCGACGAGTCGGATGTTCGGTTGATCGCCGTCTGGTTGTTGACCGTCAGCTGGTTGCTGAAGATCTTGTTGCCGGCGATCGTCTGACCCGTGGTCAGGTCGACGAAGTTCTGAGTCGCCGAGCCGGTGCCTCCGTTGGCGACGCTCACCGGTGTGGAGAGGGCAAGGGTGTTGCCGGTCTTCGTCAGACCCGTGCCGGCGGTGATCTCACCTGCACCAGAGAACTGGGTCCAGTTGATCGCCGTGGTGCCGACCACGAAGGGTCCAGCAGATCCCACGGTCCACCCTGAGGCACCGTTGGTTGTGCCCGACTCGACGAATACGAAGGCGCCGGCGATCTCTGACGCCTGATCCATGTCCACATGACGGGTCAGGATGTACGGATGAGTGCCGTCGCCGACCTGGGTGAGGGTGTAGAGACCGTTGTTGGCCGCTGTCGCCTCATTTTTGACCAGCAGAAGCTGTCCTGCGGTCAGCGTCACACCGTCCTGAGCCGTCAGAGCCGCGTTGCTGGTCGCCGTGAGGGTCGCCCCCACACCGCTGGCGCCGTTGGCGTACGTGTTCGCCGGCAGAGTGCCTGTCGTGGCAGCCACTGCGCTCGGTTTGGCGGCGACACCCTGGACGAAGGCGTCGACATACTGCTTAGTAGCTGCCTGAAGGTTGCTGGTCGGGTCGGCCGCGAGCGTCAGGGCGCCCGTCATCGTCCCGCCGCTTAGAGACAGCTTCAGAGCCGTCTGAGAGTCAACATACGACTTGCGCGACAGCTGATTCGCGGTCGTCGGGTCGCTGGCAGGTCCCACAGGAATCGAGCCGAAGGTCTTCACCCCGTTGACCGTCTGCGTGGTGGCGAGGTCGACGAAGTTGCCGGCGAGGCCTGACAGGGGCAGCTGAGCGATTGGCACGAGCGCCGAGGCGTCGAGCGACGGAACTCCGTTGGCCACACCCACGGCGGTGAGCGCGACAGCCCCTACATCTGCCGCATTCAGAGTGATGGAGCCGCCAGACTTGCCGTTGACGACCGTCGGGTTGCCCTGAGGACCCTGCATACCCGCCTGAGAGACCACGACCTGAGTCGTCGGTCCTGCGTCGGTGACTGAGACCTCGCGCATGGCGTCCAGAACAAGCACTGTCATGCTGAAATCCATCCCCCGTCTCGCCAAAAGCCGTGAGTTCCACACCTAAGGCAGTGCACCGACGGGTGTATAGTCTGTCCGGGCTCACCAATCCATACCCAACCAGAAACACCCGGCTTATCGAGCGGCAATTGACGCCTGTTGTTGGGGTTCTCCGTCTTCTTGTCTGCCATCAGACAGTCGTGGATAAAGGTGAAGGTGTCCGTGTCACCTATCTCACAGCGAGGCGTCATGGCTTCGCCACCCTGTTCGGAGTGATCTGACCTGCCAGGATGTCGTACGCCGAGTCCGTGCCGGGGTTCGCCCACAGGGCCCAGAAGCAGTAGCCACCCCGACTGTCGAAGATCGCCTCAGTGGCGGTCGGCGACAGCGTCAGAGTGACCGTGCCATTCGTAGGTGTGGGAATGCTGACCGACCCCATGGGGTTGCTGACGTCGGTGCTCAGGATCTTGACGGCCTGCACGAAGTCAGTTCCCTCAGCGGTGAACTCGACCACGACGCCGGTGAGATTCTGATTGCTACCGTCAGGATTCTGACACTGTATGGTCAGCACCCGCTGAGCTCCTCGGTCGACAGAGAAGTTAAGCTGATCGCCCGAGCCGGTGTTCGTCGGCATCTTATCACCGCCCATACATGACGTAGTGACCCGTGTTCAGCGAGAAGCTCGACGGGGTGAAGTTGGATGGGAACGTGGTCTGACCTGTCTTGAAGACTGATATGTAGTGGCCGTTCAACACCGGGATGTTGGCGGTCGAGGCAGTACCAGTGGCGGCTGCCTTCGGCACCGTGCCCGAGAAGTGGGTCAGCGCACAGAGGTAGTAGTTTGTGCCGGCGGTCACCGTGTGAGCCGAGGCCATCGTGCCCTCGGCGAAGCCGATAGAGCTCATGGCGGTGGTCATGTCGCCGGTCTGGTCGATCAGCACTCCGGCCTCGGTGAACAGTGCCAGGGCATTGACTCCCGAGCCGGTCACGCCCGCGGCCGTGATCTGAATGCCCAGGGTCTGGATCGACTTCGTCTTCGTCGCCGTGACCAGGTTACAGACCATGTTGCCGGCCGTGATGTTGACCGTGAAGCCTGACTCGGTCGGTGGCACCGTCAACAAACCCAGGCCGAGCATGTCCAGCCAGTTGGCGGTCAGCGCGTTGATCGAGTCCGGCGACACCGGATCCGTCTGTCCCACACCATGGGAGGCGGCGTGAGCTGTGGGCGTCCGGCTGTTGCTGGTGGTCGCGTCGTTCGCTGAGAGCGCCTTAGCGGCGCCCGACCCGGCGGCACCGACCACTGGCACCTGGCTGAAGATCACATAGTCGGTGCCTGCTGAGGCGGCTGCACCCCCCGTGAGCTTCTGACCGTTGAGGTTCAACGCAGCCGTGGGCACAGCCATCTGATCGAGCCGTACCGTGGCGACCTGACTCTTGAAGTTCGTGGTCGCCGAGACTTGCGGATTCGGATAAGTGCCCTGCAGGTCGCCCCCGGCCGTCCCTGATGGGGGCAGGGAGCTCGGGATCGTCGGCAGCTGACTCATGATGACGAAGTCGGTGCCCGCGACTCCCTGAGCGCCTCCAGTGATCCTGTGGCTGCCCATATCGAGCGCGCCTGTCAGCGCACCGCCGCTGAGGGGCAACAGCAAGCCCTCAGCCGTCATGGCGCGCTGTCGCTCAGTGGTCACCAGGCCGCTGGCGTAGGTCTCTGCGTTGTCCTGAGCTGTGGTGGCGTCGCCGGCGGAGTCGAAAGCTGAGGCGTTGGCGAAGGCCGCGCTGCCCAGCGACGCAGCGAGAGTGTTCAGGTTTTGGTTCGTCGTGTCGAGCGATGATTGCTCGGCGAGGCCAGTGACAGCGCCCGTGCGGCTGTTGACCGAGCTGACCGACGCAGCGGCGGCGTCCGACCACTCAGCCTGGAAGTTGCCCAGCGACAGCAGAATCTGTCCGGCCGTGCCGGCGTTCGTCACTGTTAGGCCAGGCAGGGGCGTGGTGTCCACATCAACCGGCGTCTTGGCCGAGAGGTCGATCTCAGGCCCGTCAGACGACAGAATCTGTATGGGGTAGCTCTTCTCAGGCAAGCCCCGGAACTTCTGAGTGACCAGGTACGTCGAGTTGTCGGCGATCAGGTCGTTCGGCACCAACGGTGTGGGAGTCATGAAGCCGTTGACCACGGTCATGCGGACCGGAGCGGCCTTGATCAGTATCCCGTCGGTGGGATCTACGTAGTCAGAGGACAGAGTCAGTTCGACGAAGCCGTTGAGGCCGTCCAACGAAGGGTCGAACAGGTCTGTGCCGGTCAGTTTTACAGTAGTCAGGGACATGTGGACCACCTCCCACACCAACCCACCCGGCGGCGTGTAAGCCGACCGGGTGGGAGCTTTTGTTGACTCAGCTGTGCTTGAAGCCTCTCGCCAGACTAGCGCAAGCTATGGCGCAGGTCACCAGCGCCACCGACCAGGCCCAGCTGCCACCGTAGGCGCCGGCGAAGATCCCAGCGCCCGTGTAGACGCAGGCCATGATCTTGAGGGCTAGGTTCACGGTGCGACCCTCCCGTACTGCTGGAACGCCCGCCACGTGAACTGCATGTGCTGACCGAGGAACTGCTCCATCGCCCGAGCCACCTGCTCGATCTCAGCCTGCGGCTTGCTCGGGTAGGCTGCCGACGGGGCCGAGGTGCGCAGGCTCAGGAAGTGCATGAGCGACCGGGCGTTGCAGGTGGCGTACATGGAGCTGTAGATGCCGACCGGCAGCACCGTGCGGGCGACCTCGCGAGCCACCCCGGCGTTCAGCATCTTACGGTAGGCGCGCCAGGCGACCTCGTAGGCGACGTGAGTGGCCTCAGTCACCGCCAGCTCCGTCTCAGGCGTGCCGTGTGTCAGCTCGTAGTGACCGGACTTGCCGATCTGCACGAGCTTACGACCGACCTCAGGCACCCAGAAGTGAGGCTGCAGCTCACGGTACCGTGCCGACTCCTCGTTGTAGCTCCACCCCACACGGTGGCGGTGGAACTCGCGCATCACGAAGACCGGCGCGGTGATCAGAAACGTGAACTGGTTGTGCTCGAACGGCGAGCCGTGACGGTTTCTCATCAGGTACTTGATCAGCAGCTCGCTGGGCTGGTCCTCGACGTAGGTGCCCGTGTCGGCACCGAGCGTGCTCACCCGGGCGGCGGCTACGACCATGTCGTCCGACGCGTTCACCGCCACCAGCTGCACGTGCATGTCGCTGTCGTACCGGATGTCGTACACCGGCACCGGATAGCCCTGCTCGTCCTGCTTGTGATGACGAGGCGTGCCTCCCGGCAGCCACACGGTCGCCGAGTCACCCGCCTCGAACTGCTGGGGCGGATCGATCGGCGTCTCTCCCAGTACGTTGTCGTTCAAGATATACTCACCCCTCCGGTTAGAAGAGAGTCGCCTGGAGGCCGGCCTCGGTCACCGCGATGACCATGTACTGCAGGCCCTCAAGCCTCTCTCTCATATCTCCTCGAGAGGGTCCCACCTGACCCGACGGGTGGCTGTGCCACAGAGTCAGTGAGCAGCCCTCGCTGATAGCAGTAAGTATATCACGACCACCATGACTAGCGAAGGCTCTCTTAATCTCAGCGACCTCGACCTGGTAAGAGTGCTCAGGGTCTTCTGAGATGTTGGTGAGCGGTATCACCTCAGCGAAGGTGCCCGGCTGCTCCACGAGAAGGCCCACGGCCTCCCTGGGCAGCTCGTCGGCGATATAGCCCGCGATGCGCGCGAGGGCGTGATCAGGCAGCGGCGCCGAGGACAGCCAGTCAGCGTCAGCGGTCACTGGGAGTCTTGCCCACGAACAGCATGGCGTACTGCTCCTGCGTGATGACGCCCAGCTCAAGCAGCATCTTACGCAGCATGATGTCAGGCGACGGAGCGATCACGACCTGGGGCTGTTGGGGTCGGCTGGAGCCGAACGTGCCCGGCGGCGTCCGCTCCACAGGAGCGAGCTGACCGTCGCCGGAGAACTGGTGGTTCACCTCGCCGGACTGCTCAGCGGGCTTGTGCTGGTCCTTCGTACGTCCACAGTGAGCGCACGGAGCGTGGTCAGCCTTCACCGGAGTCCTCCACCTCCTCGTCGTCCTCGACGATCTCGGCGTCGATGTAGCCAGCGGCGGTGAGCGCCTTGATCTCTGGGTCGATGTAGTCCGTGCGGTAGCCCCGCTGACCTGCCAGCATGCGCCCTGTGGGAGCGACGCCCTGGTTGGGGTTCATCGAGAGCTGCTCAAGCGACGGCATCGCCACCTCGGGCGAGACCATCACACCTGCGAGGATGCGGGACAGCTTCACCGAGATGTCTGTCTCGACCGTGGCCTTCGGCTTGCCCAGCAGATGCTCGATCAGGAACTTGGCCGCGTCAAGCTTCGTGCCGGCGGCGACCACCGGCTTGCCCTTAAAGTCCACGTCGTCGTTCTCAAGAATCTGGTTCATGAGAGTCAGCGCCGAGATCGTGGACTCGTTCATGCTGCCCCGGACCTTCTGCTTGAAAAGCTCCGCCGACCGCTCACGGATCTCCTGCTGCAGGTACTTGCCCGGCGCACGCCCAGTGAAGTTGCCGTGTATGTCGCGCGGACGGCCCTTAGCGAGCTCCTCAAGATCCCACTCTTCGAGCGGCCTGTCGTACAGAGCGAGAAACTCCTCGTCCGTCAGCCGCTCGCCGGCGCGTGCCTTACGACGAGCACGGGACCTGATCTGCCTGGGCGTCATCAGCACCGGTGTGTCGCCGGTGAACCGAGGATTGCCCGTGGTCTGGGGACGGTCGTCGCGCAGACTGACGCGGTGGTTGAACGCGTCGTGCGCCGGCGAGCCCGGCAGGTATGGGTTGAAGTCCGCCGGGAGATTCTGCCTGTCCATCTGCTCCCAGTACCACTCGTTGCGCGACTGCCGGCCGAGTGCGCCCTTACGCGGATCGTGGGTGTGGGCCTGAGCCTTCGCCCACTTGTAGAGTGGCTTCTGAGGGTGCTGGGAGCCCTTGAAAGCCGGGTGCAACCGCTCAGGGTTGATCGGCTCCTGGACGTTGGAGAAGTCGATGATCAGCGGCGTGGCGCCGATCGGTTCCCACACCCGCGAGTGGTGGGCGATGATGCCGCGCCGTTTGGCTTGGTAGCTGGGGTCTTCGGGGTCGAGCTGGGCGAGTAGGGCCTGACCCTCTTCGTCGACCTGTGTGGAGAGCGGGGAGAAGTTGCCGGCGTGGTCCGTCTGGACGTGTTCGCTGCGCTGACTGCGACGAGAGCGACGAGGTCGCTGGGCTTGCTCCTGCGCTGCGGGTGAGCGGGGCATCTCTGTGGAGACGATCAGGACGCCGGCTTCACGACGGAGAGCTCGCTCTCGACTCGCTTCGGGGTTTTTGGTGAAGTTGTCCGTGGAGCGAGGGTGAGTCTGAGAGGTGATCGATGAGTGAGCGGGAAACGCGAGGTGGGAGTTGTGTCCGCCCATGGTAGATCACCTGCTCTCTTGGTGACAGTGATGTCCGATACGACTAGTTTACTCCTGGGAGTGATCGTTTGTCAATGAGGGGGTGATGGACGAGGAATCAAGTAATGGTGTTACACTTTTGGGGGAGAGCTCTCAGCCGGTCGACAACACCGTCCGGCAGATGGACAATCGCCCATACCCAGAGATTCCACCCGGGGGGGTTCAAATCGGACAGATGGGATACTATTCCGGATCGAGATAGATGAGATATTCGAGATTATGCTAGATATACATGGATATACTGGGATATACCCATATATATCCCAGTATAAACACCCGTATATCCCCCGATGAAAGGGGATATAAGGGGATTTATTCAGATTGCATTAGTTCGCATCAAGGGGATGATATCCCTCGCAGCAGATTGCAATGATAGGGGAAATTACTTCCCCAATCATGATGTGATTTGCATCGAAAAGCGAATCGATGATTTCCCCGCATTCGCTGCATTCATCCAGTTGCATTTCAGCGATTTCTGCGTTATCTTCATCATTGCGTCGCGTGATCGGCAGCTTGTTCTTGATCTTGTCGTCGAGCTTGATCAAGTATTCGAGATCAGATCGGTAAAGCATCATGATGTTTCATCCCCTCATCATTTCGTGTTTTGTTGATGTATTCATCATATCCCCCCTAGGGCATGATCGTCAAGGGGGATTTCAAGATTTTTTGGATGATGTTTTAACCCCGTATCAATCCCCGTATACACGAGCTCGCATATATCAACTCGCATATATGAGCTCGATTCTCAAACCCCGTATATACAACGATACTTATCAACACGCTGATATGCCCCCTCATATCAAGGGGGCGATATCATCAGATCGAAGTGAGGGTGTTTTGGATCATCCCCATGATGTCGATCGGCGTGTGCATGATCATGCAGTCGTATGCAAGATCGTGCGCGAAGCGGAAGATCATCATGTCAAGATCTTCAAGGGCGTCATCCTCATCGGCGACCATGAACTCGTTGATGAGGGCGCGCATGATCGCGTTGAAATCGTTCTCGATCATGTTCTCGAGCATGAGCTCGTTCGCGAGTTCGTTGATCAGTTCGTTGATCATTTCGTTCCCCTTCGTTTTGATTTGATACCCCCATCATACCCCCTCATCGCGCGATGCGCAAGGGGGGAAATCAAGATCTTTTGCCGCGCCGATCTCGCTGAAACGCCCCCTGCGGCATGATCGATCTGCAGGGAATGCTAGCATAGGGGATTAAAGGATCATGCCTCAAATCCCCCTCGTACGCCCTTGACACCCCCATGATCCTCTGATACAATGTAATTGATCCAAATCGAGCGATCGGAGAGAAAACGGACATGTCTAGACATCAGAAACATTTATCTCGAAAACAGACATATCTCCCATGTCCGACATGGCGGACACCTCCTCACGGGATTCCGCAGACTAAAACGTCCAAAGAGTCCGATTTATATGATTATCTCATATAAATCGGACTCTTGGGATTTTTGTGTCAGTGTTTGGTCGTCGCCAGCCAGTTGCAAGCGTCGGCGAAGTGCTGTTGGCAGTCGTCCTGCTTCGCGGTGGCGAAGCCATCATTCCAATCGGCGACCTGCGGATCAACTCCCTTCTCGATCGGCTCGCAGACCTCAGGCGCGAAGCCGTCGCGATGCGCGAGCGTCAGGCAATCCTGCGCGGCTCCCTGAGCGCCGTGCGTCGGCATGGCACCGCGCGCGGCATCAATCACCGCCAGCACGATGCCGATCGTCACCAGGAGCGCGAGGAAGCCGGCGATGATGATCAGCGGCAGCTTGATCAACTTCGGCATGCGCCGGCGAGCCTTCTTGGAGGTGATCACGTGGGTGTAGCCCGAGATGTTGCTCATGGTGTCAGAATCCCCTTCGGAGTGTTGCCTAGAGCCCAGCCTTAACCCCAGCTTCATCGTGGGGCGTTACTTATATACTACCCCCTGCCCCCCGCAGTGTCAAGGGGGCAGGAGGAAGATGTTTTAGTCGTTCGCGGCGTCGCCGGCGATCATCATCTCGCAGATAATCTCTTCGAGATCGAAAGCGTCAGCGTCGGAGAGATCATGAAACTCGCGGTAGTTCTCGATCAGACTGCCTGCGGCGATGGCGAAACCATTCTCATCGTCGGTCGCCTGATCATGCCCGTCGGCGATGATCTCCGCGATGTTCGGCAGGGCAAGCAGCGAGATCGCGAGCGCGTTCAGTTCGTTCTTCGTCATGATTCGATTGTATCCCCCCTCGCCCACGTTGTCAAGGCGCGTGGCGACGTGTTTCAGCGCCCTTCCCACACCAGGATAGCTGGCATTGCAGTCGAGTTTCGACGCCGCGAGCGGCCCCGTAGGGCCGTCGGGCTATGTAGGTCAATCCCCGAATACCATGCGATCGATTCGGATGATCTCAATCTCAGTACATCCCTTGATGAGGTCGGCGACGTACGCGGCCGCGTCGGTGACGTCCTTGCCGCTCTTCGCCTCCCGCCAGAGGTCGTAAGCGTCCATCCCTGCGGCCTGCGCGGTCTTGAGGATCTCACGCACGAGATCGTTCAGCGTCGGCATGATCACTCCGAGTAGTAGTAGTTTTCGAAGGCGTTCCAGGCGTCGTCGTCGATCAGCGGGCGATTGATCTTGGGGTTGCAGTAGTTGTCGCTGTCGATCACCAGCGGCTCCCAGGCGTGCAGCTCGGTGTCACGCAGGAGCTCGCGCTCCCAATCCGCGAGGTCGGGCAAGAGGTGGAAGGCGAGGCCGATCGCGTGGTTCGTCATACATACATCATACCACCCCAGCATACCCTGTCAA